TTTCTTTAAAGTTTTGATATACTTAATACATTCTTCTATTGATGAGAATATAATTCTATTTCTATAAGATTCAGTTTCTTGAATATATATAATAACATCTTTAATCTTTTTAATAGGAGTTTTATTTTTCTTTAAGTTCTCTTTAAACTTTAAGAAATCAGTATTTGTATCTAAATTTACCTTTATTATTTTAGAGGTAAGATACTCATACATATAGTCAATAATCTCATCTTTTTTATAAAAAGTTTTATGTCGTATTATATTGTCTTCTACACAAAGTTTAAAAGCTTCTTTATCAAATTCTGTAATTATAGTATATCCATCATACACTTTATTTAACCATGCTTTAGCTGCTGCTGTTAATCTTGTATTATTGATTGATACTATAAAGGGAGTACTTATTCTTGCTCTTTCTTCAGCACTTAAAGGTATTTTATTTTGATAAAATCTATCATTATAAAAAAGTCCTTTCAGGAATGGCAATCGTGCATTAAAAAATAAATATAAAAATTCTGCACAACTACTTTTGTTTAGTATTGTAGAACCTTTAAAAGTCATATTAGTAGGAACTACCTTAGTAAAATATCCTACACAATCAGCATATCTACTAGAGCATGAAATATAATCATCAGTTAATGGATTATACTTTATACTTTGTCTAGTTAATTTCCAATATTCATATAAATTATTATAATCTTTATTAAATTTGTTTGCAATTAAATTTTCAAGTTCTTTTTTAGCTGCTAAAATTCTATCAGTAATTTTATCAATAGTATCTTCTGTATATATAATGTTTTCTCTATTAGGAGTTATATTTAATTCTCCTATATCAAATTTAACTACAATACCTGAATGTGATATATTATATAGGAATTCTCTAACTTCTGGAATAAACTTCTCTGTAGCACATGGGTATAATACATTACCTAATAAAATTTTATTATCTAGAGTTATAGAGGATACAGCAAAATTGTTAAATCTCTTAATCTTACTTTTATTTATCACATTTGAAATGCCATCTATGTATATATTAGGAAAAAATACTATAGAATTTAAAGCATCTATATAAGGTCTTATATTTGATATATTCTTGATAGTTATTTCAACTCCATCTTTCTCTTTTGTAGGTATTTCATTTACTAAGTTAGTGGTAACAGTGTTACCACTTTTTACCATTATGTAAAGGTAAGAAATTCCTTTATAGTAAGAAGTTATAAATACTGTATTAGTACATGCTAGACTCGAATATTTGCCTATGCCGAAGCCTCCTATTAGTTCATTACTTTCTCTTTTAGTACTACTGCCAATATTGCAATATACTTCTTTAAATCTTTCAGGGCTTAGCCCTGTACCAAAATCTCTAATGGTTATTTCATAGTTATTATAAGCTATCTTAGTAAACTTAATAATAACAGGGATGTCTGTTGTTCCTGCTTCTACATGACTATCCCAAGCATTACTGACAATTTCTCTGATAAAGGATTGCTCAGGATTAGAATATAGATTAGATGATAATAAAGTTGTAATAAACTCAATATTCTTTGGGTCTATAGAAGTTTTAAATTCTTTAATATCTCCTAAAACTTTTATATCACTTCTTTCTGTATTGATTATCATAATGTTTAAATAAAAAAAATAGGCAAGCAAGATTTCTCTCACCTGCCTAAATATGTTTTAAAGAATATAGTCCACTTCTGATTTAAGCAGAATGTGCTTCTTTTGTAATGTTTCTACTAATTTCTCCAGTGGAGATTTCTCTACAGCATCTTTATGCTTGTCCTTAACAACTTCTGGCTCTTCACCAGGAGAAGTTACATATTCACTAATAAAACACTCAAGATTAGCACTAGGTATTCTAGTGTAATTTTCATGGAATGCCTTTTTAATTGCTTCTGCAAGATTATATTCTTTAATCTTGGCATAAATTTCTTTTCTATTCATATAAATAGTTTTAAAATTAATTGTTTAAATATTTCTTTATTATTTAGAACCTTATATAGGTCACTAATATCTTTTCCTCCTTTAAAAATAGGTAATACTACATTGATGAATCCTGTCTTATTTGATAAACTTACACCATCCTTTAATCCAGCTTCATCATTATCAAAACAGATATATACTTTATTGTATCTTCTTTTTAATTCATTAATAGCAGTATCACTTACTCCATATCCTTCTCCTTGCACAGCTAATGCAGGTATATCTGTGTTAGCCCATAGACATAAAGCATCTTTTAAAGAAGAACATATGCATATTTTATCTCCTTGTAAAGGCACTTTAGTCCATAAGCTAATAACAGACCTATCATGTCTATTAGACCATTTATATCCATTTTTATTAAAAGGTTGGTAAATTTTAAGAGTTACCTTACCTTCTTTAAATTCCACATAAGCATAAGCATATTTATCTGCTTTAAAAGCATAACTCATATTATCTTTAACAACAATTTTATGTGAAATAGGATATACATTTGCATATTTTAGCCATTTCAAGGATATTCCATAAGACTTCCAATATTCAATATCATAATCTCTCCATTCTCTTACTTTACATTGTAAATCTATATGATTATTTATTGCACAATGTCTTTTTGTATAATCACTTATTCCTATCTTAGTACCATAGGATTTATTACCTAAATCATTATAGACTCTATCTTTTACTTCCGCAAAAGTACAGTTCCATAATTTAGCTAATAAAGTCCATATAGTACCAGATTCCCCAGTACTGAAATCTTTATAATTGACTTCAGTACCTTTAGGGCAATATAATGCAAAAGATGGTTTATTGTCCAGTCTTAGAGGACTATGTATTAAACTAGGTATGGATTTAATATTTAGGTAGTAAGCAGCTATATCAGCTTGTGTTAAATTACCCAATTCTAGATAAGGTTCTTTTGATTTACTACCTTTACTAATCATACTTATGCAAATGGGTCACTACTCTGCTCTGACTCTCCAAATGGTAGTTCATCAGGAACTGCTTCATTAGAAGTTTCATTAAAAGTAGTTGGAGTTACAGAATACTCATGTACAGGCTCTGCTGAATACTCAGTATTAAGAGTCTTACCATTATTCATTGCATAATCAATATCTTCCTGTAATTTATTAGCAATTCCCTTGTAGTTGCTAGCTGCATTACTGAGGAATTTCTTTGTATATACAGACTGGAACATCTTACCTGAAGAAGCATCTGTTCTTACTCCAAGGCACACCTTTACTTTATTAGTAGGCTGGAATCCAAGAATATCTTTAATTTCTGAGAAATCTCCCTTAAAGAATTTTTCAAATGTCTCTGTTTCGAGTCTACATTCACACTCCTCAGGAGCTGCATTAGGATTAGGAACATTAGTTCTTTCAGCATCATTCCATACAGATACAGTAGGAATACACAAGAATGTTCTGATAAAATCAGTAAGCTCTTCCTCACCTACATAAGAAATTCTAGCAGAAGTCATGTCAATATCAAACTTCTTAGTTTCTCCTGTCTGCTTGTCTGTATAAGTAGGAGTAGTTTTACTCTGAATTTCAGACTCTGTAGCCCAAGTAAATCTACCATACTTATCTACTACCTTATACTTGCCTGACTTAGCACCATGAACCTTCTGGTTAGATACAAACAGAGGCATTGTTACAAGAGGCATATCAAATCCAATAGTCTTTACATCTGGCTGCAATACTACACTAATTCTTACATTCTTATAAGTATTACCCTCATTATCTTCTTTATCCTGCACATATACAGGAGCTTCCTCCAAAGTAGTATTAAAGAGCTTTTCATGCTCTTCCTTATTAGGATTTACTGCCTTTACAAATACTGGACATACACCAATATATCTCTTAAAACTCTGTGCTTCCTTTGAAGCATTACCTTTACTAATTGCCATTGTTTATAAATATTTTATTGTTAATAATTAAAGTGCAAAATCATTCTCATTAATAGTATTCTCATTATTCTCTGTAGAAGATGAAGCATCTACTACAGGCTCTTCTTTTACAGGAGGAACAATAGTATCAGGATAGATAAACTCAAATGTAACCTTCTTGATAATGTTACCATTCTTGTCTACTTGGTCAGTAGGAGTTACTACCTTCTTAATAATGTCCTCTGTATGATAACCTGTCATAGCTACAGTAGGAGCATCAGTGAGTTCAATCTGCTGATTAATGATACTTAACTCTTCCTCAATCTTAGCTTTCTTCTCTTCCAACTTGTTCTTCTGCTTGAGGAAACCTTCAACATTCTGAGCTGTCCTCTTCAATCTTGCCAGCTCAAACTTTGTAAATTCTTTCTTTGTCATTTTTTGTTTGTTAGTTAATTGTTAATAAATATTTTAGATGTGTCAAATTTAACATCATCATCATTCTCATTAGACTCTGCAACTAGAATCTTTTTACCTCTAAGGTGAGGACATCTTGCTTCTTTTATAGTATTATCACCTCCTTCAAATGATACATAGGTTTTATTTCCATCTCTATATATCATTCCAATAGCATCAGCTTCTCCACAAATAATATCACCTGTTTTACCCATTTATACTCGGTTTTTAAACCTATTTATAAACCATTTTTTTACTAAATCTTTATCCTCTTCTGATAATTTTGATATATATTTAGACATATTTCCATTTATCATTTTATAAGGGGATAGTTGCTCTAATAAATACCTAGCATAAATAGCTTGTTCATATTTAGGATAATAGGGACTTAAATATCTCTTCTTACCTATTTTTATATATGCTAAATATTTATTGTTCCTTTCTTGAATACCCTTAATATCAAAAGTAGTATCTTTCTTCTTTTGATTAAAATTTTGTTCTATGCTTGTAGCATACCTAAGATTTTCTCTTGTATTATTAAGGGGATTTCTGTCAATATGGTCAACAGTAAATCCATTTCTATGAGGCATTATGACATTATGTATATATCCAAGTTTGTTATTTACTATATATATACCATTACTTTTTTGTTTTGCTGCCCATTTATAATTTATAATAAGATTTATATCTTCTAAGGAGATAGTAAATTTAACAAAAGGTAAGTTATCTTTTGTATAAGTCTGTACTTCTACAATAGTTCCCTTAATGATGTATTCATTAGGGTCATACTTACATCTAGGGTCTGAATCTAGGAATTTACCATATATTTCTTTTTGCTTTCTATGTTTAGGGCAATATTTTTCTCCTCTGCCATTTTTAACATAGAAAATTCTTCCACATTGAGGACAAATCTTTTTTATTAAATTATCTTCTTTCATCTTTATTATGGTTTGAGTTTAGACTATATCTTTATCCTTATTAAAGGATATTCCCTTATAGTCGTTGAGGTTTTACTTTTTATAAAAAGTCACACCTGCTGATTATCCATTGTTGTATCTTTAGAATTTTTACACTTTGGTATCTAAAGCTTTAGGAACTTCCAGCATATACGGAATTTTCATCAACTTATTACTAAGCTGCGGACCAGTATAGTTTAGCCAAATCTACTGATAATTCTGACATCTCTTGAGAATCTTTTCTAATTTGCTTATCCTTTACATGAGTAACCAGAATAAGAGTTTCACAAAGAGGTTTAAACATATCTATCATTTGTCTAATAGCTTTCCTTAGATACAAGTATCCCGAGCCATTTGGCAAGAGTCTTACATCTGCTTTAGGGTCAATAATAGGCTGATTATTCTTAGGATTTTTCATAATCATGCCTTTACTATCTTTCATAAGACCAAATCCTGCACCCATAGGAGTATTTCTATACAAATCTGCTGCATAAGGAATACTCATTTCTTCAAGTCTAGTTGCATTATCAATAGTTATAAATCTATAAGGTGCTTTATGAAGTTCCTTACCTTTAGCTATAATAGCATTTCTAATATCCTCTAAATCTTTCATAGACCTTGCTTGCACTTTCATTACAGACAATGCTCTATAACCATCTTCAAGGTCTATAATAAGATTATTATCAATAGCTGCTACAAATGAGCTTTTACCCTGCTTAGGTCTACCCATAAGAATGAGTAGTTTAGGATTGTAGTTAGTAACTACACTTCTTTCTGTTGGTAATTCTATCATAGTTAAAATTCATTAATATAATCATCCTGATGGTCAATACATTCACTAAAGAAATCAATGCTAGTATTAAAGGTACTTATATCTTTATTAATATCCCTAAGCTCATTACGAAGAATATTTCTAGCTGCAATATAAGCACCTCTTTCTGCTTTAGCTCTTGCAAGCTTCTTGCCCGTAGTTTCATTAAAATTATCTCTATGGCATCTTGCTACTCCTGTTACTTTAATGTCTTCATCAAAGTATTTACAAGTATTCCTCATATACTTATTAATGTGAGCTGTAATAAAAGCTACTACCACACCATCATTTTCTTTAACTACATAATCACACTTCTCAAATACAAGTTTAATTCTTTCCATAATTTAAAATTTTATTAAGTTTATTTGTTATAGCAAAAGCTAATAATGAAACTTTATTAGCTTTAAGTTTTTTGTTTTCTATTTCTCTATATACTCTTTCAATGTCCATACTATCTGAAGGTCTAGGTAATTCTTTATAAAAGTTAATAGCTCCGTTGAAATATAGTGGACATATTGCATTAGATTCTCCACTTCTATTAAGAACTATTTCAAGACATCTAAAGTTACCTTTTAATATCTTAATATTATATCCTAGATATTCAGGAATTTCAAAACTAAAAGGATTAGTTATTCCTAACATTACATCTACTGCTTTTCCTGTATCTTTACTATCAGCTAATCCTGCCAAAGTAGGTCTGATTTTATTACTCTTAAAAGCATCTAATCCTATAGTTTCAATATTTTGCTGTTGGACTACTACAGGTATATAGTTATAGTTATTTCTAGCTATAATAAGATACTCACACAACTTATTAATAGTTTCTCTAAGAGTAAATCCTCTTTCAGTATCTAGTAGGGATACATGGTCTACTATAAACATTACATACTCATTCTTTTTATAAGGTTCATAGTAATCAAATGCCTCACCAGTTCTTTCAGTACCATCAATATCTTTGTATTTAAAGCTTTTTTTATGTATTATTCCATGATTCTTAGCATAAGTATTTATATCTTTCCATACTCCTGTCGGATTCTTGGAATCACAGAACCTCACATGCTCTTCATAAAAACTAAGAATATTTACTAGTTCTTTAGAATCTAAAAGATTTAATATTTCTTTGCTAACAGGCTTTTTTGAATTAGTTGAAGTTAAGTCTTTTGGACTTATTTCTACATTAAATAATGTATATAGCAAATAACATATAAATCTCAGAGTTATATTCTCCTTGGTTTCTTCTAAAGCATAATAAAATATCTTTGGAACTAAAATATTGGGATTATTATAAGCAAATAATACAGTATTATAAAGAAATAGATAATTCATTATCTGTGTCTTAGAAGCCTTAGAAGCACCACTAACAAGATAAAATTTACCTTGCTCTATACCTGGAAATTGTTCTGAAAATCTAGGAAATGGAGTAGGAATGCAATTTACCTCTCCACTAAGTACTTTATTTCTTCTAGCTTCTATAAAATCCTTTAATCTCTCTCTTATGCTCATATCATGTTACTTACCCAATCATCTCTTTGAGCATCTAGTTGTCCACTATTCTCAATAAGAGACATTAATTCTGATTTAATATCTACATTATCATCTGCATCTTTTACTGATTTAAGTATAAAATACTTAAGAAGCTGCATATATCTATAATTTCCATTAAAAGAATTTACATATTCTTTAGTTGCCTTAATAACATCTTCTCTACTAAAAGAATATCCATACTTAACAACAAGAGTTTTAAGTTTCTTTGCTATTTCAGCAGTGGTACCTCTCCACATGTAAGAAGTACCTTCTTTTCTTCCAGCAGGATAAATTTCTCTTAATTCTGAAGCTAAGGAGGTAAATTCTTCATCTTTGTCTGTTACATTTTTATCAGAATCTATAATTACTGTAGAGATTAAGTCTTTTACTTTATCACTTACAATAAGCTTTCCTTCTGAAAATAAATCTTTATCAGCAAGACCTTTAGCTACTAAAGATTGTGATACCTTTCCAATATCTACATCTTTAGCATTAAGATACAGTACTAAAAATTCTTCTAAGGTTAAACTATTCTTATCAAGAATAGTTTGGTCTATTGTTAATTTCATATTTTAATTTTCTTATAATCATCAATAACAGTAATAAGTGTAGGATTGTAATTTTCAAGCATTTTATTAACTAGTTCCTCTTCTCTTGTATTCTTAAAATAAGGAACAATAAGAACAGGATTTTTATGACGAAGTAGTCTTCCCATTCTTTGTTTTATAATAGTATCTGAACTATTTAAATTAGCATAGATACCTACTTGACAATTACATAAATTCATGCCTTCATTAAGAATGTTACAAGCAGTAATGTGGTCTATTTTACCTTCATTAAAGGCTTCTAGATGTTCTATAGACTCTTTATTTTTACTATTAATGCAGTATTCTCCAAGCATTTCTGTTTGCTCAATACTATTACAGAAGATTAATGTTCTATATTCTCCTAGATGTATTAAAATCTGTTGTACATAAGGAGTTTTCTTATCACTTAACCATTTCAATCTATCATTACATAGTCTTAACCATTTGTTTTTAAATATTTCATTTTTAGACCTTAAATATCTTTTCTTCCAATATTCAATCTGATTATCCAAATCAGTTATATATTGTCTTTGAGTACAATAAATTTCAACTGGATTAGTTTTTTGCCTCATATAATTCCATCTTACAGCCCAAGGAGAGCGTATTAATTTTCCTTTAGCTTTAGGATTCTTTAAGATAGTTTCTGTTGGTAAGTCCACTCTAAGATTTAATGGCAATATATATACTTTAGGGTCTGGAAGAATGTCATTTTCTATAACATCTCTTAAATCCTTTTTATATAAAGTCAAGTCATCAAATACTTCAATTAATTCATCTTTAAGTTTATTACTTACTGTTGCTGACAATAGTACACTATGCTTAATATCAAAAGAACATAAAGCCTCTCTACATCTTTCTGATAAATGATGTGCTTCATCAAATATAGCACAGTCATACTTTCCTGCATATTTAGGAAGAGAAACATAAGTGGTCATAGTAATTTCCATATTACAATTTGACCACCATTTCTTAATTTCATCAGCCCAATTCTGCTTATGAACATTTCTGTTTACTACAAGCAACAGAGTCTTACCTCCCAATGATTTAACTTTCTCTAGAGCTATCTTGCTCTTGCCTGTTCCAGTTGGTAGTTCAAGTAACCAATTATTTCCTTCAAGTGAAAGAACCTCTTTCAGTATGTCTTTTCTTGTCATCTTTTCTATCTTTTACAATTTCTTTTAATAATTTTGTATAGTTCTCATCCTCTGCATAGTTTATCTCTTCAAGGAAAGTATAATAATTGTTCGGAGGTTGATATTTAGTTTGAACCCATTCTTTATAAGCTACAATGCTTTCAGTCCAATGATTAAATTTATAATAATCCTTGCTCCTTGAATCATATAGACCAAATAGATTATTATAATTTAAACATACATTGGACTTAAAATGTCCTGTTTCAAGTACTGCTTGAGCATATACTATATCTTTATGCTCTAAACCATAATAAGACAAAGCCTCCTCCAGACCCTCCTTAGGGGTCTGAGAGAAAAACTTTGGTTGCTCATTAATAATAGTATCAGCAACCTCTATGACAGGGATAGGTTTATCCTTTGTAGCTAAAACTATATTTTTAATTTGCAGAAGTAGCAGAATTACCACACTCCAAGGTACTATCATAACTGCTGCAATAAATGCTTTAAACCATTTAATTCTCATATTATAAACAATTGTTTATAGTTTCTTACTACTGTAGGCTTATTAGGATGGTTTGACTTATAGCTGTTATACCATAACAGCACCTTATACCTTTTACCTTGTACTATTATATCTATTGATGGTTCATATTTATTGAACAGGACCATCCCTACTATTAAAAATAGCAATAATATCCATTCCATATTAATCTTCAAGAATATTAAAACTAAAGTCTGAAGCATTCATATCATGTGCAATAAGTTCACAATGTTTCTTAATTCTAGATTCTTCTGACATTGTATCCCATACTCTGATTAGCTTACCTTTTACTTTAGCTACTACTTTATTATATTTAGGATTAGTAGGTTCTTCAAGCATAGCTTCATAAGCTTCTTGAGACATCTTTAATACTTGTCGTACTGTAACATTCTTTCTAGTTCTAAATACAATAGTTTCTTTCTTGAATTTCTTAAGCTTTCTATCATAGCTTTTAATAGTCAAGAAGTTTGGTTCTGTGAATTCTTTTGGTTTGTTTTCAGCCTCCTGCTGGCTTACCATATTACTTCCTTGAAGTACTAAAGTAAGACTCAATTTTGGTTCTGCCATATAAATTAATTATCAATATCTTCATCTACTGCATCTCTTTTAAAAATATTTTCAATCATTTTTGCTCTTACAAGAGATGATAATGTTTTTGCAAGTGAAAGGATTGCTTGTGTAGACATTTTACTACAAATAGCTGCAATTGCTGTTATAGCACTAAGTTCATCCTTTTCACTAAAACTTTCAAGAATTTCAATTGTATCCTCTACTATAACATCTTCATCTAATCTTCCATCTTTAGATGCTTCCTTAAGTACATTTGCTGCTATTGAAACACTTGACTTCTTAATAATTTTTAATTTCAATTGAATCTTTAGTTGTGCTCATAATGTTTTTGTTAAAAATTGATATAAAGTAAATTAAAAATAGCTACTAATATTGCATTACCACTTTGCTAATCATTCATATAAGAATAATATAGGATTTGAACCTATGTATAATAGTATTGTAAGTAGCTGAAGTAAGGCAGAGAAGAATCGAACTTCTGTTATAGGGATGAACTCTATTAATATAATATAGTATTGTAAGTATCATTTATATACTAAATATTTATAACCTATGTCCTGACCACTAGACGACTGCCTTATAGATTGGTACTAATTTTTATTCCATCAAAATATAATAATATTGTAAGTACCAAGAAAGTAGGGAGGGGAGGACTCGAACCTCCATTTATAAAATTAAAAGTTTTATTGCTTAAAAATAGTTTTATAAGTATCTATAGATACTATTATACCATTTAGCTACCTCCCTATAAAAATAGTCACTATTTATATACATGTTAGAATCGAACTAACTACACTTGAATTATGAATTCAATGCTCTACCAAATGAGCTAATGTTATTAGTATTGTAAGTGACTGAAATGTTTATAGACACTAATATAATAGGATGTGCCATCTTTTCATCAAAAAGTAAATAAACATTGTAAGTGTCTTTTAGTAGGTATAAGAGGTATCAATCTCTTATACCTTTTGATACTCAAACAAAAGCTTTTTGTTGAATTATTAAACCACATTAAAGTTTGTAAGTATCATAGTAGTGATATTAAATCACATTCTCTCTCACTATATCATATCTATTACTCCTAAACAATGATTGTAAAGGAGTATAGATATCCATAATATCCATATCTTTAAAGTTAGTTAAGAACTGTTCAATCTGTGCTATATTAGCAGGTATATAAATCATGTTCTCAATACCTTCAAATCTACCTATAGAAGCTGTTCTGGAACCCCAACCACTGTATACATCAATAGCTACAATGTATGGTTTAAACCCAAAGTATCTTTGGCATTTCCTCATAAATGCATTCATTGAAGCTTCAGGAGAAATAAGGTTATTCCACTCATTATCACTAATAATTGTCCATACAGGGTAATTCTTTAAAGCATCAAGTATTTGAGGATTTTTTTTTTTCTTGCATTCTTCATGTAATTGGTCAGGTATACTGTCTATATAAGTACATCCACCTTGGAATACTGCATTACAGAAACTTTGAATAGCTTTATAATTATCATAGAAACTCTTATTAGGGTCTACAAAGGGAGTATTCTTAACTTTGACTATATCACTTCTAATAATAGAATTAGTAGAATTACTCTTTCTATCTATACAAGTATGCCAATGAGTTCTACTATTAAAGAAACCAAGTAAATTTCTACCATCATCATCTGGATTCTTGTATAAACATACTGCTGCTAAAAATGTCGCAAAGTTAAATGGTGTACCTCTCATAGAACCTGAATCATCTATAATAACAAGGCTATTATAAGGTAGATTAACCTTGTTTATAAAAGATTCAAGTTTAAGCTTGTCTACTCTATCTTCACAAATTTCTTTATAAAGTTCATTGAAGTTAGTAGCACCTACATTTACTTTAGCTTCTTTAGCAACCTTAGCTAACTTGATTTTATCATCTTCTGTAGCCTGTCCTTGTCTAACTTTCTCTTCTAGAACTCTCTGTTCAGCTTGTTTAGATTCTTTGTATTTCTCCCACTCAGCATACCATTCCTGAAGTTGAGGATATTTGGAAAGTTCTCCCTCTAAGTCTTTTGACAAAAGTTCATCTGCGTAGAAAACTTTCTTTTTTGAATAAAGAATTCTATTCTTAACTCTAAATCTTGCTTGTGAAGGAAGCTTGTCAAACCAATTAATAAATGATTGTTTATCAAACTCATTGATTTTACCTGTAGAGAATAGTACTGACTCTAAGTTTCCATTATATTCCTTTCTCCATTTTCTATAACCTTTGAAGTTTGCATAATTTGCACTTACTTCATACTCCCATCCCATAAGTTCTGAAAGTAATTTAAGTAAACTAGCTTTATCCTCCATTACCTTCTTAGTTGCAGGAAGCATTTTATTATGATTACTTCTTTTGCTTACTCTAGGAAGAGATAAGAATTTAGCAACGAGAACTTTATTGAAAGGATTATTACCATTGATGACTTTATAGAGATAGTTTGCTATAACCTCTCTATATCTTTTATCAGCAAATAGATTGTGAATTTTAAGAATTTTAGAGCCTTTGGTCTGTACTCTATTTCTAAACAACAAGTCAAAGCAAGTATATTCATTGAACAAACCTGCTTCAAGGAACTTCACAAATTGAGCTTGGTGTTTATTCCACATCCACTCAAGGACTGCTTGGAAACCTTCTCTATTGGCATTACCACCGCTATCTTTCTTAACACCCTTAAAGATGTTATGCTGTCTAGCTGTAATATCACCAATTGAGAAAAGCAAACTAAAGAACATCTGTTTATGTTCATTATTGTTCTTAACCTCTGACCAACAAGCATCAAGTAATGATGTATCAATGGCATTGCCTACATTCTGGAAGAGTTTAAGGCAATTCTTTAATCCATAAAAAGGATTATCGTTACTTTTATTTAATTTTACTTCTATCATATTAATAATTTAATTTTAAGTTTGTAAGTAACGTAGTTTATAAGGATATTCTATTTGAACTTTGAACTATATAGGTCTTCCTTATACTACTTAAAATGACTCTGTATCTTTAATATTTGAGAGTTCTGCTTCAATCTCTTTAATCTTATCTTCAGGTGATTTTTGAGATTCTTTAATCTCATTGAGTTTAGCTATGAGATTAGCTTTCTTCTGAGACTCTTCTTCTGCTTCCATCTTGAATCTCTTATAACCAATTATAAGATTTACAAGTTCTTTAGTTTCTTTACATTCTTCAAGCTTTCTAGCAATTTCTTCATTTGCTACCCATTCATCTTGATTTTCAAGAGCAGTAATTTTCTGTGCCAGTGAAAGTCTAATGTTGTTAAGTGAATTGATTGTAGTAGTATGAAGAAGTTCTACTACATTAATGTTAGTACCAAGCTTAGTAGTAACTACTCCATTATTAAGTAACATAGCAAGAAGACCCTTGCACATTTTGTTAAAATGGTCTTTTGTAAAATTAATTTTTCCCATAAGTATCAATTTATAATTTTAAAATCTTCTAAGTCACCATATTTAGCTTCAGTAATAAGCATACCAAAATATTTACTAAAATGTTTTGCAATATCACTGCTAGCACAGCCCAAAAATCCAAAATTAGCATCAGCATTTCCAATACTATTACTAGAATTAAAGTTACCTAAACCACTACCTATCTTAGTACTAAAATCATCTCCAAAAACATAATATTTTTTCCCTTCATTCCTGAATTCACCTATTTTTTTCCACGCACAATAATCGTAGGTAGAATCCTCTGCTATAAATGGATTGCAAGGATAATAAGTGTAAGAGGTTTTTGGGTCTTTTGTAAGATGTAAATCTTGACCTAAATTAAGTGCCTTTCTGATAATGTTTAACCTAAACACAGCAGCAGAAGCTCTACTAATCTTAGCTATATTTTCAGTAATATAAAGCATGTCAGTATAATTAAGATTAAGAGCATCACAAGCCTCCTTGAATGTTGTAATGCTCTTAAATTTTGGTATTAACTCATCTCTGCTGAAGGCTTGAAGTGCAACCTCTTTGAGTGTTGCATTTTCACTGTTATACCACTCTCTAGCCTTTTTAAGAGTAACAGTAATATTTCTTTTTTCCATATTAAATAGTTAATTTATAATACTCTAGCTCTGTTGGTTTAAGCTGTTTTACTAATTCCAACTGAGGTTCTCCAGATGAATAAGCACAGCAGATGTCAATCTCCTTACTTTCATCAAGATTTGAAAGTAATTCCTTTAATAATTTAATGTTAATTTTCATTTTCTAAATATTTTGTTATACAATTCATTACATTCTTCTTGTGAAGAACCAGTTTCTAATAGATAATTATACCACTTTTTATGTACGTATATTAAAGGTCCATCAGATAAAAAGTCCCAAATATCAGCTATTTCTCTAACTTTATACAGTAAGTTTCTTTGAGTTTTTAGTCTGAGTTTATTGTATTTTCTAAACTTTCTATTTGCATGTTTTTTACTCCATTTATTAGATGTATAATAGTAACACATACATGCAAAAGGCTTCTTTTTAAAACTTCTACTCATACTTAATCCTTCAACTCTTCAGATTCAGTTCTATTCATAACTTTAATAACTTAGTTGAATACTTATCCATACTATAATACACTGTCTGAGTAATAGTGTATACATAGGATGATTTACATCCTTTAGTTACTTTCACTCGTAATGTAGTACATCCTGTTATTATCCATATTGCTGGTATAATTAAAGGTAGCAAAAGACTTTCAATTACGAATACTATAGTACATATAGGAATCATAAGTAACATATAAACTAATCGCTTAATGATTTTATAGCAATCCTTCAACTTCATGTTTAATTATTTATCTAATTTAGAACATATCCAATTGGATGCTGTAAGTGCAAGGAAAAAGTCTATAATATATATTACCAATGAATTATTTTCATTAAGGCATAACTCAAGTTGATTCCAAAGAATTAAAGTTAATACTACAGAAGTAGTACCATAACATAGAAAATTAAAAATAGATTTCATAATTGTAGTTATTTTAATTATTTTAATTATATTTAAAGGGAAATACCTGTAAAGGTATCTCCCTAAGTTTATTTAGTCACCCCATATGTAAGCTTCATACTCACATGTTAATTCTCTTTCAGTCTCTTTTGCATCTTCAAGGTATGTCTTCAAAAATAAAGAACAATCATCAAAACTATTGATATTATCTTCAAATTCTATACATAACCATTGTTCACAATATCTTACTGCTGCTTGCTGTCTTGCAGTTGATTTTCTTATTCTCATAGTCCCAAGAATTTCTTTATTCTAGTCCATAGTGTACTCTTTTCAGGCTCTGATAAAGCATTACCACTATTCTTTCTGTTTTTATATATAGATTTTGAACCTATTGATATAAAGGAAATACCTACTTTAGTAGGATTATCCTTAGGTGATAGTACTGAATACCAATGCTGTTTACAAGCTTTGTAAGTTCTGTTTAATTTCTTACTGGCTTCTTTAATAGCTTCCGAAAGATTATGAGAATTAGCTGCAATAGCCTGGACTAGAATTTTATTCTCCTCATCAGTCCATTTTACCCCTTTTGCCATTTTATGTTATGTTAAAATTTCGAGATTAATAGGAGACTCCAACTTCTATCTGAAGTTTAGGAAACTTCTGTTTTATGCTGTTAAATTAATTAACCATAAAAGGGAGTATATTTCTATACTCCCTAAACTAATTTAACCAATTATGAATACCAAATCTCAGGAATTTCCATATCTTATTTTTATTTACAAAGTGTATCAAGAATATCTCTAAAGTTAGGATTATCAATTACTGCTTGAGCATCTGCAAAATTCATAAACATTATATCTACAGCTGCAATTGTGTAATAACTATTGTCAGCCTTTTCGACCTCATAACAATCCTGTTCTTTATTATAAAGAATCACATATCCCTCTTGTATATCCTCTGCATCTTCATAATTATTACAGTAACAAGCAATATTTGCAAGTTTATTTGCTGCGAGAAACTTTTTTAATTGATTAATAGTTGGAGCGTTATTTGTATCAATAAGTTCCTTACCTCCAATAGATTCCTTATCTATAATAGGTTCCTTATTTATTGTAGTCATAGCTATATTTCCAAAGCGGTCTACAAAATATAAAGTATTATTTATAAAGATATTTTTACATACATCTTCATAAGAGCAATTATCAATATTTTTAATAAGCTTAAACTTAATACACTCAAATGTAGAGTTTTCCTTATCTATTTCATAGCCTTTAGGAATATTTATTTTAACTTCTTTTGTTTCCATATTTTTAAAGAATAAAAAATTTAAATAAAATAAAACAGCTTAATATTATTATTATAAATAAGTATATTATAGTCCATGCACAAGGTAGCTTAGCATTAGTTTCTAATATTCTATTTATAATAATTCCATTAGAAACAATTTCATCTTTTTCATTTTTATAAAATGTTGAACCTATTGGAATAATACATTCTACAAGCACAACCTTTCCATAATTATATCTTATAGCTTCTTCATATTCTTGTAATGCTCTATTCATTGTTGCATAAGAATGAAATCCTTTATATATTTCCCATTTATACAAGGATTTACTTTCTCTAATTTCTAGACTAGCAGGTTCTTATATACACGCTTATAGATATAATTAAAGTATGTATAAAGAGAATGACATCTTGATGAATCAATATATGTTACTACTTTATAAACAATAAGAGGATTTTGAACACCTATTTTCCTAGGACAATATCTACTTGACCAACACATATTTTTTTTTATCTATTTAAGTAAGACATTATTATGGATTATCTGCGGTACCTACAAGATGTTCATTTCCTTTAAAAGGAATACACATAGCATACATACCACTGGTAGTAACATAATGGTATATACCACTAGGTTCAATATGAGAATAGAAAGTACATCCCCATTTCTCTGATTCAGAGTCTCTTGTAAGCACTTTTCAAAAGGCTTGAATTGAGGTTTCTTCTTCTTGAGAGTTTCACCATCCCATGTATAGCCTGCTTTATCCATAGCTTTGAATAGTTTATCTTTTACCTCTTTTGTAGCAAAGGTATAAAAACGTGCATTCCACTCTGATGGATGTATGATGTTTGTACAGAAATCATCATCTTCCAGCAATCCACAAACCCAATTCTTTATATCTTGGCTATAATCACCTGTAACAAGACAAGGTACCTGACCATTGAACATGATTACATCACCTTTCTTAGTAGGGATTCTAAACTTATTCCAATCTCTTTGGTCTTTTGATGGGAAGAGTATACACTCTGAGTTTGAAAATTCACAAGAAAGTCTTCCAAGACAAGTAAAAGCTACTGTTACAATTCCTTCATCACGCTTTGTGACTTTGCCAAGTATAATATTGGCATTTGATATTGCCGTAAATGTTACTTCTCCATAAACAGGAGAATAAAGCTTTGTTCCTTCTGGACAATGCTTTAAAATGCTTACTAAATTTGCCATAGTTCTTTGTTTATATTCCTCCTACAGAATACTCCATAGGAGGAATTGTTAATTACTTGTATATAATCTCTGTTTTACCTTCATACAAAGGTATTTCCATACTACTTAATGGAATAAACTTACCAAAAACCTTGATGTAAGCTACTTTTTTAAGTACTATTTCTTCCTTAATAAGCATTTCTTGTAACTTACAATGATTCTTCGATAATTCTTGTTTGTGTAGTTTCTTTGAGAGTGCATAGTTATCTGAACTACATACTCTTGTTGTCTTGAATCTTTCTCTCATATTCTTGTATTTTGTTATGTGAATAATGCAATTAAATCATCAAAAGTATATTCAACCTTGTTTAAATCCAATGACTTAATAGGTTGAATAACTTTTGATTCTTTTTCATGGTATTTACTTACAACTATACTAACTTCTTCATCTAATAAAGAGTTATTTATGGCAAATATATATAGTTCTTTTATAGTCATAATTTACATCTAGGCTGCCTGTATCTATTGTATTTTTTAAGTTCTTTTATAGTATGCTCACCTTGTCTTTTTCTATATTTTGTACATTTAGTACAAAGGTTCACATTATCATATAGTGAGCATCCTGATGAAGTACTCATTCTACTAGTTCTATAAGTACATTTTTCCTTTTTTAGAGGACATTGTTTTATCTCTTTCATACTATAAAATTTTTGTGCATCCAGTGAGACTCGAACTCACAGTACTTGGTTTAGAAGACCAATGCTTTATCCATTAAGCTATGGATGCTATTGTATTTACAATTTTCTTTTCTTTAATTCTTCTTTTAAAAGTGGTAAATAATATTCTTTTCTTCCTTTATATTTACTTGTAGAATGACTATTTTCCAATGCTTTCATTAACCTTTGGATTTCTTCTATTGTCATCTTATGTATATATCTAGCACTGCCCTTATTAGGGAGGTATATTCCGCATCTTGACAATCTAAGTAATTCTGGGTCTTCTAAGCTAGCTCTTGAAACTCTTTCTGCTGTAGATATTTTATCTATAAATTTACTTTCTGTTTCCTTTAGTTCATTTTCTGAGAAAATGATACTGGCTTCAAAATCTTCAAAGTATGACATGTTCTTTTTATTTAATCTTGTTAATCTTATAGTGGGTCAATAGGGATTTGAACCCTAAACCTTCACATTATGAGTGTGCTGCTCTAACCACTTGAGCTATAGACCCTAAATGCTACTATACTAAGATAGTAGCACTAAACAAATTTAACTATAACACTAAAACTAATCAATATCTTCAATATTAAGTTTCTTAGTAAACCAGTTGTAACCTGATATAACTTTATACTCATCTTCTGTTATATACACAAGGCAAGCAAGTACTAATAGAATATCTACCATTAAAGTAATCAATGGAAGAAAAACATCAATGTTGTAGATAGAATCTATAGCACTTATAGAGAAAATTACTAAAAATGCAGTAGCCCATAATAACAGACCTTTTGCTATTAATCTTGTTTTCATTGTTTAAAAGTTTATATGATTTCTGTTGTCCATTCTTGATTGTTTGCTTTTTCTTTATTTTCTAAATATGATGCTAGCATAGATATATTTCCCCCAACATTTTTATCAGGTTTAAGTATGAAATACTTTAGTACTTGCATATATTTATAATTGCCATTAAAAGAATTTACATATCTTTTAGTGGCATTTATAATTTCTTCTGAAGAATATACTCCAAATTTATTTGCAAATACTGCAAGTCTTTCTGCTATTATTTTACTAGAATCTCTCCAGTGATAGACTGTTCCTTCTTTAAAACCTTTAGGAAATAACTCTTGCAATGATTTAGCTAATGCTTCATTTTCTGTCTGTTTAGTTCTAGATATAGAAGAAGATGCTAACCATCCATTAAGTTTATTGTTAAGATTTTTATTCCAAGAATATCCATCACTTTCTTTAATAAGGTAAGATTTCTCCCATAAAGATTCACATATTTCTTTATTTAATATACCAGTTCCTCCTAATATATAATATAAGAGTATTGTAAAATCAAGATAGGATATATCTTCCTTATCAAAGATAGTAGTATCTATTGCTATTTTCATAATATGATAATCATATCAATGTTTCAAGTTTTCATATCCTTTTCCTATAATATATAGTATTAAGAATATTAAACCTGGAAGTCCTATTAAGCAAAGGAAAAGCTTGCATAAGCAAGCTAATCCTTCTAAACCTATAGTTACCATACAATTTCTTCCCAAGCTGCTTCTCCCTGTTTGTAGAGAGTATATTTACCTGATGTTGTCAAGCCTACTTTAAGGCTATCTCTCTCTTGAGCTATCTCTCTACCTGACATTCCTGCTGTAGAGTAGCCAAAATGACACCAAGTGAGTTCTCCTCCATTATCAAAAACAAGAGAGTTAAAAGTTTCTCCTGTTTCGTGATTAGCACAAGGAGCAATTTTAGGAGTTCCAAACTCTTTTGCAAATGCTACGAGAGACCAAGACTTTTCGATGGTTACACCATTGTAATTTTTTTCTGTTGCCATAATTTTAATGGATTTAAATGTGAATAAATGATTGAGTTAAAATAGTCTTTCCTATAAGGCATACATAGTTTATACTCTTTGTAATAGAGTTATAGTTGTATATTTTACTATTCTTCTTTCAAAGTAATAATAAGTTCTTTTCTTATGTTATCTCTATATACGAACTTCAAAGCCACTAATTCTGTCTTTTAAGAGACTATAATCTAGGACACTTCCATTTGTTTTGAGTTGTATTGCGTATTTCATACTTGTAGTGTTATAGTAAAAATAGTTATATTTTATTATCTTGTAAAGAATGTGGAAGTATTTTATTTCGTTGTGAGAGGGTTTGAGTGATAAGCAATCATATCTATAAAAACCATTCAACTAAAAAGTTTATATTTCACTAGCCCATGATTACTTAACTAAAAAGGTTCCCCCTGAAGGGGAGCTATGAGTTACCACTCAATAGCTTCACCTTCAAGAGGCATGACAATGCCATAGCCATAGTCATCTTGAAATTGTATTTCAAGCTGACCAGGCTTCTTGGTTTTATCCAAGAATGCTTGTGCGGCTGTGTGGGACAAAACAAAGACTCTTTGTTTGCGTCCACCAAAGTCTCTTTCTTCTGGTAAGAAGAAGAAGATGATTTTATCATCTGTGCCATTGTAAGTCTTTGACTTACAAGTGTGCATCTTCATTTCACTTTGTGAAATGTTGTACTTCTCCATGAAATCTGCTAACTTCATAATTCTACGGTTTTGTGGTTTAACATTGCTTTAGCAAGTGGGGGCTAATGCCCCTCTCGCCGAAGGCAAGGGGGGGTACTGGTGGATTATATCACACTCATATAAATTCAACAAATCAAAAAAAATTTTAAAAAATTTTGTAATTTCAAAATTATTTTGTAACTTTGCACCAGTTCTTAATGCTATCTTACATTAAGAGGTTCACCCTATGTACATTACACCAAGAAGAAGAGTAGGGTTGCCTAGGTTTGGATAATACAAATAGTATGAAGATTGAGCCTATCTAAAGCATTATATATAGTAATAGTGGCTATACCAATAAGATTCTAATAGAGTATGGTTAAGGGAAAATAGCCTTCAGAGAGCTTAATTTGTCTTATAACTAAAGACCATTAAGTACCCTTCTATTATAAAGTTATAATGCAATACCATAAGAAAACATAATTATGGTCAGCACTAGGGTTAAATTTTATTTTTAATTAAAAAGTTAATAATAGTTAATTAATTTGCATAATAAAAATATTATTATTACCTTTGTACTCAAATAATAAACAATGTCTCTTGGTGTAATGGTAGCACTGAAGATTTTGGTTCTTTAAGAATGGGTTCGAGTCCTATAGAGACAACTAGTTTGTTTGTTTGTTGTTATAATGTTTAAATGGTTTTACTTCTTCAGTCTGTGAAGATAGAAGAGGTATATAGAGCTATCATCTAGTGGTAAGGATGCAAGGTTTTCAACCTTGTCACAGGGGTTCAAATCCCCTTGGCTCTACTATGGGGCAAGTGATGTAATTGGCTAACATATCACTTTTGCAAAGTGAAATTTAGGGTTCAAGTCCCTCTTGCTCCACATATAAATAGGGGAGTTAGCTCAGTTGGTTAGAGCAGAAAACTGTTAATTTTAAGGTCATAGGTTCAAGTCCTATATTCCCCGCAAAAAAAATATAATATGTGGTTATTAAAAAGTAATAGAAAAAGACATTTACTTTATGCTATACCAGCAGCTTTTATTGGTACTATATTATATAGTACAGGATTAGCTTTTGGTATGGAATTTAAAGATAAACAATATGGTGGTAAGTTTGATTGGTTAGATATAGCTGCCACAGAGATTGGAGGATTAATAGGGCAGACTTTGCAGATTGTGTTTATTTTAATTGTAAAATATATATGTAGTTAATATAGTTGCCTCCATGTTGGAATGGGTAGATAAAAGGGAGTATGATGAAATAGGTAAACATGTGACTCTTAAACAGTTATGGGCATAAGTCCTTGAGGGTTCGAGTCCCTCTACTCCTACATGAGTCAGAGAAAATATAATAAAGAAGAATTAGATACCTATATAAACATACAAAAACTTACCTATAAAACTATAGGGGAACTATATGGAGTAAGTGGTAATGCTATTAAGAAAGCTGCAAAACGTTTAGGTGTATCTATTCCCGTTAGAAGGATTATTAATTTAGAAGAGTCCTTTAATAAAGGAGTAATCTTAATTCCTAAAGAAAAAGCAATTTGTAAGAATTGTAATAAGATATTTACTAAATACAAAAGTAGTCATAATATATATTGCTGTAAGAAATGTCAACTAGGGTATCGACATAAAATAGCATATCAAAAAATTATAGATGGAAATAATTCTATAATGAGGGCTAATTATTCTCCTTCAATATTTAGAGAGGATATTTTAAAAGAACAGGATAATAAATGTGCTATTTGTGGTATATCTCCTCTTTGGAATAATAAAGAGCTAGTATTTATAGTTGACCATATAGATGGAAACGCTGCTAATAATAAAAGAGATAATCTTAGATGTATATGTCCTAACTGTGATAGTCAATTAGATACTTATAAATCTAAAAATAAAAATAGTGCAAGAAACTATTATAGGTATTATAAATATAAAGAAGAATAATAAATAATGTACCAATAGCTGAATGGATTCAAGCATCAATCTTCTAAATTGAATTATGTGGGTTCGAGTCCCATTTGGTACACAATAACAAAGCTATGAGTTCTAGAGTAATGTAGCAACGTAACTCATTGGGTTACTGAGTAGTTTTTAACTGCATTCAGAAGTAAATCTATCCCCATTTAGGTGTCGTAGAACCTACCTTAATAGCCGAGGGAGTTAATGGCTATATATACCCACTTGCTGGAATTGGTAGACAGGCTAGATTTAGGCTCTAGTATTTTATAATGTAAGGGTTCAAGTCCCTTAGTGGGTACTGAAAATATTTAGTAAAAAATTTGGTAATTTAAAATTAAATTATTAACTTTGCAATATAAAAGATTGGTCTCTTAGTATAAAGGTTTATTATTCTTGCTTTGTAACCAAGAGATGCAAGTTCGATTCTTGCAGGGACCTCTACTATAAAATAGATTATATGAACTAAAGATGGTGGTAATAACTTCATATAACTCTATGCCTACTAGAGTATTTTATAGTTTCTTGTAGGCTTTATAATATGTGGGATAGTGTAAAGGTAACATAGTAGGCTCATAATCTACTGATAGAAGTTCGACTCTTCTTCCCGCTACTTAAAAGAGTAAAAATATGGGAGAGATTGAAGAATATAATAAAGAACCAGTGTTCTACTGTAAACACTGTTTATCACTTAAAATAAAGATGATTCCTAATATGGAAGAGCTTGATTATTGTGATGAATGTGGAGCTACTGATATAGCTCAAACAGATATAGAAACATGGAAGAAAATGTATAGAGATAGATTTGGTTTTGATTATTTAGATAAATATTAATATGGAAGAGAAAGAAATGACAGTAGAGCAGATTAAATCTGCTGCAAATCAACAAATTCAAATCTTGTATCAGAAGTTACAAGAAGCTAATCTCGCTAATACTTTTAAAAGACTAGACTACCTATTCAAGATAGTAGAAGGTGACTTTAGTACTGAAATGAAGAATAAGGCATGTAAAGAGATTGATAACATTGTATTTGGTTATCCAGAAGACAAGGAGAAATAAAAAATGATTGGGAAAGTTAATAATGTTATAGGGCTTTCCCAATCACCATTAGGTGATGAATTCTTTAAGTATTGGTTTGTATTTCTAAAACCTTTACACCATCTTACTGATAGAGAGATAGATGTTATAGCTTCATTTACTAAACATAGATATGAATTATCAAAAGTAATTACTGATGTTAATCTTTTAGATACTGTTCTATTTAGTGAAGAAACTAAGAGAAAGATAAGAGAAGATTGTGGTATAACTTTAGCCCATTTCCAAGTTATAATGGGCAAGTTAAGAAAGAATAAGGTTATTATTGATAATAAAATCAATCCTAAGCTTATACCTAATATAAATGAAGATACAAAGAGTTTACAACTTTTAGTTTTATTTCCTATAAAATGAATAAAGACATTCTAAACAATGTATCTAGAACTCTTGAAATATCACCTGATGTAATTGAGAAAGTTTATAAAGCTTATTGGTTATATATTAAAACTACCATTGAAGCTTTACCATTAAAAGATAATCTTAATGAAGAGGAATTCTTAAAATTAAGAACTAATTTTAATATTCCTTCTATTGGTAAGTTATATTGTAACTTAGATAAATACAATAAAATTAAAAAAAGATTTGATTTAATTAATAAGTTTAGAAATGCTGAGAATAGATAGTATTAAACCTCTCTTTAATAGAATAGTTACCACTTGTAATGTATATGAAAAAGGCAAAACAAATGGTAAACTTATAGTTAAAACAGAAGGTACTATAAAAGAATATCAAAGAGTAGAAGCTGTAGGAAATACAGTAACTTCAGTTAAAGTAGGAGATATTGTGATGATTAATCCTAAAAGATATATAGTACCACAACATAAAGATAAGAGAGACTCACTTAAAGGTATTATAGGAGATGAACTTACTATGGGTGTTGATTTTCCTATGGTTGAATATGGTGGTAAGAAACATCTTCTTATATATGACCAAGATATTGATTATATAATAGATGGTGAAGAATTGGAAGATGAACAACCCAAATCACCATTAATAATGCCTAAAGAAGTAAAGATTATTACATAATGTTTAACAAGCCCATGATTAATTTCATGGGCTTTTTTAGTTTATAGAAATATGAAATTATTTAAATATGAAGGATATAAAGTAGTTATATCTGAAGAAGCCTTTGCTCTAAAGGTATTTAGACAGATATGGAATAGAGATAGAAGTGTAAATAAAGATAAAGCTATTATGGAGTTGGGATATGTATATTTTATGACTGACCCCAGAAGTGATTATCAATATATAGTAGATGAAGATGAGAGGGCTAAAGCTATTATAGAAGGAGAGGGATTACCTAGTAATTGGAAGCCTGATAAAATGATTATAGAAGCTATAAAGTTCTATGAAGGAATGAAGTCCACGTCAGCTTTACTTCTAGAAGATACTAGAGTAGCTATTGATAAAGTAAGAAAGTTTCTTAAAGAGGTTAATTTAGAGGACACTGATGATAAAGGAAGACCTATATATACTATTAACAGTATTACCTCTACTATAAAGATGATTCCACAGCTGATAAAAGATTTAGATGATGCAGAGAAAGCTATTAAAGCTGATATGCAAAATACATCAGGTAAAGTTAGAGGACAAAAAGAAAAATCATTATTAGAAGATGGTATTTTTTGATGAGAGAATTAATAAAAGATATTAACTCTGTTTTAAAAAATGGAGTATTAGTTATGTCAATAGAGGCTAAACCTTCTGTTATTAATAGTATACATATTGTAAAGTATAATTTTCATATTATTCAACCTAATACTAATAAAAAAGAAGTATTAACTTTATCTAGAACTGTAAAGACTTCTGAATTACATACTTTAGGAGATTTAATAAAATTTGAATTCATTGAATTTTTAATCAAAGGAGGGCTTAAAGAATATGAATAAATATCAAACCAAGTACTCTAAAGAATATCTTGAGTCTTTACCTAAAGAAGTACAGGAACAATATTATGATTTTATAACAAATGTTCCTTACATACAATGTCTATTATCAGATAATAGACCTTATGCTAGAGATTTACCAAGAGATGAAGAGGGGAAGATTATTGTAGATGTTACTAAGCCTCATATATTAGAAGATACAGATTACTTTAGACCAAGTGCTATTCATTATCAACAATATGGATGCTTTACTAAGCTAAAACCCAATGCTAATCCTAATAGTGAATTTGGCAAATGGATTAGAGAGGAAGTAAGAAGATGTTGGGAAGGGTATATTAGACCTAGTGATGGGGAGTGGATAACTGGAGATATGTACTTCTTTCTTAATTATTGTCCTATACAATTAATTAAAAAGGATAATAAAGGCAAGTCTATTAGAACTATTGATTTTCCTAAGTTTTGGGATGGGCATTATTATAAATCACATTACTTAAATCAATGCAGAACTGAAGGACATCATGCAGCAGAATTAGCTAGTAGAGGTAAGGGCAAAAGTTATTATGCTGCATCAATGCTAGCTAAAAGATTTATCCTAGGAGAGTCTAATGATGTAAAGAGGAAAGTACAATGTGTTGCTACAGCAAGTGAAAGAAAGTATATCCAAGGAGCTAATCAATTACTTGATATGTTTCAATATTATATAGATTTCTGTGCTAATAATACTGAATTTCCAAGGCAAAGAATTACTTCTTCTTTACAGAATCTAGCATGGACTATGGGCTATGTAGATTCAGAAACTAATACTAGAAGAGGTACTGAAAATAGTGTTATAGGTATTACTTCTAAAGATGATGAATCTAAGCTTAGAGGTTCTAGAGGTGTGTTATATCTTCTGGAAGAAGCAGGCTCCTTTCCAAGATTATTAAATCTTTATCAAGTATTAAGACCTTCTGTAGAAGATGGTAATAGTGTTTGGGGATTAATATATTTATATGGTACAGCAGGTGACAGTGATTCTGACTTTAGTTCCATGCAAGAGTTAATGTATAATCCTAATGGTTATAACATTAAAGCTGTGAATAATGTCTATGATAAAGAAGGTCAAGGAAGAAAACAATTTACATATTTCTTTCCAGGCTATATGAACAGAGCTGACTGCTATGATGAAGACGGCAATAGCGATGTAAATAAAGCACTATTAGAAATACTTCTTGATAGATATAAAGTAAAATATAATAGTACTGATATTAATGCAATTACTAAAAGAATTGCAGAGATTCCAATCACTCCACAAGAAGCTATATTAAAGACTAAAGATAATATATTCCCCATTGCAGAGATTACTAAAAGATTAAATGAAATAGATAATAATCCTAATTTCTATGATGATACTTATGTAGGAGATTTAGTGATTAATAAGGGAAACGTAGAGTTCTCACCTAATACTTTGGATATGCCAATAAGAGACTTTCCTACTAAGGATAATAAGGTTAAAGGAGCTATTGAAATATTTGAAATGCCTCAGGAAGTACATGGTAAAATTCCAAAAGATAGATATATAATATCTCTAGATAATTATGAAAATGATGAAGCTCAATCCATGTCTTTAGGAAGTATGTTTGTATTAGATTTGTGGACAGATAGAATAGTAGCAGAATATACAGGAAGACCTATGTTTGCGGATGATTTAAATGAAATATGCAGAAAACTTTGCTTATTTTATAATGCTAAAGTAATGGTAGAGAATAATAAGAAGAACACATTTTCATACTTTAGTAGAATGAATAGTCTGCATTTAATGGCTGATACCCCTGAGTATTTAAAGAACAAGCAGTTGATTAAAACAGCAGGTTTTGGCAATGCTAGTAAGGGTATCACTGCTACTCTTCCTATAAAAAATTTTGCTCTAGGATTAATAAGAGATTGGTTATTAAAACCAGTTACTATAACTAAAGAAGAAGGAAATGAAGTAGTAGAGTATACAGTTCCTAATTTATCTTTTATTAAAAACAGGGCACTATTAAAAGAGTTAATGCTATATAATCCTGCAATCAATGTGGATAGAATTATGTCTTTATGTCAGCTAATGTTATATAGAGAGGAAAAGATGATTCTATATCAAGGAGAACCTAGAAGAGCAGAAAAAACTATAGATGCTAGTTATCTAGGTAATGACCCATTCTTCAAGAGAAACTATAGACAGTAAATTTAGTATAAAGTATAAAATAATTCACTTAGATTGTTGTCTGAGTGAATTTTTTTATTTATCTTTGCAAAGATAAAATAATTAAGAATTATGAATAATTATATGCAGTTTCCGCCTCAGCAACTTCCAATGAGTAAGAAGACTAAGAAATGGAGAAAGCAGATTCTTGATTGGGCAGCTAATAGAGCTACAATTTCCAGTTCATTAGTTAGAAACAGTGTTGTACATAAAGGTATTAATTTTGATTTAATTAATGGTATTGTACATATTAATGATATGATGAATATTATTAATCCAGATAATATTCAAGCACAATTTATACCTACTAAAATACAACACTATCCTATAATGAACTCTAAACTTAATGTTCTGAGAGGAGAGGAATCTAAAAGAGTTTTTGATTTTAGAGTTGTTATTACTAATCCTAATGCTGTTACAGAAATTGAGAATAATAAGAAGCAAGCTTTACTTCAAGATTTACAACAGGCAGTTGCTGATACCTCTCAAAGTGAGGAGGAGTTTAATGCTAGACTAGAAAAGTTGAATGATTATTATACTTATGAATGGCAAGATTTTAGAGAAATAAGAGCCAATACTATACTGAACCATTATACAAAAGAGTACAATATACCTCTACTATTTAATAAAGGATTTATGGATGCTATGACTGTAGCAGAAGAAATATATCAATGTGATATAGTAGGAGGAGAGCCTATTATTGAAAAACTAGACCCTACAAAAGTAAGGGTTTATAAGTCAGGATATTCTAATAAAATAGAAGATGCAGATGTTGTAGTAATAGAGGATTATTGGAGTCCAGGTAAAATTATTGATACTTACTATGATGTTCTTAGTAAGAAGGATATAGATTATATTGAAAGTCTTCCTAATAGACCAGATAAAGGTTCTGTAGATTCTATGGATAATATAGACCCTAGAGGAGAGTTTATTAGAGTAGATGATAGTGACTTAGGAGATGCTGTTTATAAAGAAGGATTCTTTTGGAGTCCTTTAGGGAACTCCAGTAGTCAAATGGAATCTATGTTACCTTATGATATAGAAGGTAATGTTAGAGTAGTAAGAGTTTTTTGGAAATCAAGAAGAAAAATAAAGAAGGTTAAATATTATGATGAGCAAGGAGAAGAGCAATTTAAACTTAGAGATGAGAACTACGTTATTAATGAAGCTTTAGGAGAAGAAGAGCAAATTCTATATGTAAATGAAGCTTGGGAAGGTACTAAAATAGGTGAAGATATTTACATTAATATGAGACCAAGAGTGGTTCAGTATAACAGATTAAGTAACCCTTCAAGATGTCATTTTGGTATTATAGGTTCTATATATAACATTAATGATTATAAGCCTTTTAGTCTTGTAGATATGATGAAACCTTTTAGTTATCTCTATGATACTATACATGATAGACTCAATAAACTATTAGCTAAGAATTGGGGTAAAATAATAGAATTAGATTTAGCTAAAGTTCCAACAGGATGGACAATAGATAAATGGATGCACTTTGCTGTAACTAATAATATAGCAGTAAGAGATAGTTTTAAAGAAGGTAATGTAGGAGCTTCTACAGGTAAACTTGCAGGAGCATTAAATAATGCATCTACAGGTGTTATAGACCTTGAATTAGGCAATTCTATACAACAGAATATAAATCTGTTAGAGTTTATTAAAATGGAAATGTCTGATGTAGCAGGAATATCTAAACAAAGAGAAGGTCAAATATCTAATAGAGAAACTGTAGGAGGAGTAGAAAGAGCAACATTACAATCCTCTCATATTACTGAATGGTTATTTGTAGTGCATGAAGATGTTAAAAAGAGAGTATTGGAATGTTTTCTTGAAACAGCTAAAATTGCTATGAGAGGAAGAAACAAGAAGTTTGAATATATTCTTCCTGATGGTTCAATGAAAATAATGGATATTGATGGGGATGAATTTGCTGAATGTGATTATGGTCTTGTAGTTGATAATAGTAATGCTATACAAGAATTGCAGCAAAAAATGGATATGTTAGCACAAGCAGCTTTACAGAATCAGACTTTAAATTTTTCTACTATTATGCAGTTATATAATAGTTGTTCTATGGCTGAAAAGAGAAGAATTGTTGAAAAGAATGAACAGGCTTTAATGCAAAGACAACAAGAAGCTCAACAGCAACAATTACAAGCTCAGCAACAACAAGCTGAAATGCAGGCTCAACAAAAGGAAGCTGAAATGCAACTTAAAGACCAAATGAATCAAAGAGATAATGAAACTAAGATTCTTGTTGCTACAATTTCAGCATCATCTAAAGAAGATGACGGTATAGAAGAACCTGAATTTAGTGAAGAAGCTAAAGCTAAATTGATGCAGCAAATGAAAGAATTTAATGCTAAAATATCTCTAGAAAAAGAAAAATTGGAAGAACAAAAAAGAAAGAATAGAGTAGATGAAAGCTTGAAAGCAAGACAAATTAATAAAGTAAGAAGTACTTAAGATGAAATCATATATAGTATATAGACATATCTCACCTTCAGGAAAAGTGTATATAGGAATAACCTGTATGAAACCTGAATATAGATGGAATCATGGAAAAGGATATAAAGAGATTGACCAACCAGTATTTTCTAGAGCTATTAAAAAATATGGATGGGATAATATAACCCATGAGATTTTATATTCAGGATTAACTGAGAAAGATGCTAAAAACTTAGAAATAAATTTGATAAAACAGTATAAATCCTTGGGGCTTTCTTATAATATAACTGATGGGGGAGATGGTTTTAGGGGAGCTACACATATGAGAGGAAGGAAAGCTTCCGAAGAAACAAAAAGAAAGATGAGAGAAACAAGGAAAGGTACAAACAGGGGTTCTGCAAATCCAATGTATGGAAGACATGAAACTGCTCCTGCATATGGAAAGTTTGGTAAAGAACACCCTGCAAGTAAAAAGGTATATCAATATGACTTATTAGGAAATTTTATTAAAGAGTGGGACTGTCTTTCAGATGCACAAAGACATCTTAATATACTTGTTACCCACATAACTGCCTGCTGTAATGGTAGGCAAAAAACAGCAGGTGGCTATATATGGAAAAGACAATTCAATGAAAGATTGAAATTGGACAGAGAAAGACTTAATCTAGATAAAGAAAAAGCTAAGAATGACAATGAGATTAAGAGAGAAGCTTTGAGAAAAAGAATATAACTAATAATAAATAATTATGTTAAGAAAGAGAAATATTGTAGAGAGTACTACACCTCCAAGCATAGACAGTCTATGGTTGAATAAAGGCATAGCTAAAGTATTTGTTAATGGAGAGTGGATAACTATTGCAGGAGGTGAAACTCCTGACCAAAAAGAACTTGAGGAAAAGGTAGACAATCTTGATAAAGAAGTAGGTACTATACAGAAAGATGTAGCAGTACTTAATAGTAAAGCTATAGTGGAGCTTAAAATAGGTAATAGTGAAAGTGTTAAGGCTAATAACTTGGCTAAACTACAAGCTATACAATCAGTAGACCATTTATTCTTTGCTGGTATTGACTATGGTTATGGTGCAGCTAAATGGTTGCCTACTACAGGAGGTGAAGCTTTTATAGTTACAAGTAGTGGTAGAGCTGTTATTTATAATATAGGTAAGGATGGTTCAGTTGCTAAAGCTAGTACTGACATAGACCTTACTAATCCTAATACAGATTTATTTGAAGTAGTTACTGAATTACCTACTGAGAATATTTCTACATCAAAGCTTTATTGTGTACTTTCTTCAAAAGTAGGAGAGGAAAATAAGTACACAGAATATGCCTATATTAAACAAACAGATGGTCAATTTGCTTGGGAAAAGATGGGTGAGTTTAATGCAACTCCTGATTTAAGTGGCTATGCTAAGTTACATGCCGATAATGTATTTAGATGTAACAATGTATTCGCAACTGGTTTTACTGTACAAGTTGACACTTTAAAAGTCGCTGGAATAACCGAAAGTGTTGCTGGATATTTATTTGACAAATCCGACCCAGTTAGAACTAATCACACCACTTATACTAATGATGGTAAAAAAGCTGATATAGGTATAGAAGAATCATTTGTGTTTACTCTAGAAGATGGTTCTAAGGTAACTAAATCAATAAGAGTAGTAAGTACAACTAATAGTTAATAATATGGATTTTAGTAAAGTTACAGCTATAGAAATACCAGAAGGCAAAGTAGCTAAAATAGAGGATAATGAAGGTAGAGTTCTATGGAATGCTTTACCAGACCCTAATAAATATGCCTATGGTATTAGATAGGACCACACAGTTCCTGATAGTCAAGCTACTACAGCTTGTGAGAGAATAGGCAATCTTGAGTTACATAAAACATTACCTATACAATCTAAGTTTGCTACATGTATACATCAAGGTACTGATATTAAATATTGGTGTGACCCTAATGACAGTAGATTTAGAAAAGATAATACTGGATATAGAATTGTAGATGAAAGAATATGGCTAGCTGATACTACAGATGCTGAAAAGAATGCAGTACCTTCTGATTATAGCCCAAGTCCTACTTATACTTATACTATACAATTTCCTGACTTTGTTTTTAGCTAAGTATAGTGAAGCAGTGTTAATGGTAACTACTTATAAATACTTATATGCTTGGGTTAAGATAAATGACACTGAAATAGCTAGAGTAAATAAAGTAGATACAGTAAATAAGAAAGCTTATATTACTACAGATGGTCTTATAACAGGTGAAACTATAGTACCAACACTTGAATTTGGTTGTTCTATTAATGGTTATGATGGAGAGATAAGTGTATATACTCCTAAATTCTATATATGGTCTGTTGATAATGATGGTGCTGGTAATGAAGTATGGCAATCAGAGGAGAAGTGTGTAAACTATGCCAGAGAAGTTAAAGCACACCTTATTGGTATAAGTAGATGTCCTTTATTAAGGACAGCTATGAATGATGATAAATGGGGTTGGCTAAATACTTTATCTGCTAATACAGCAGTTAGTGTTGTTAATTATCAACCTAATCTTAGAGGTGGTACAAATGATACATTTTATGACCAATATCTTGGTTACAATAACTTTAGAACTATGTTGGGTAAGGCTGCTTCAGATATATCACTAAGTGATATGAGAACTTATACTCAAAAGATAAAAGATAGTCAGGTATTGTATTATCAGATATGGAATGCTATAGTATGGTGTTATTTTATAGAGTATGCTGACTTTAATGTAAAGAAGGCTTTCAATAGTAATTTAACTGATGAAGGATATCATCAAGGTGGTTTAGGTGAGGGTTTAATTAGGGTAGACATTTGGGATACATATAATTTAGAAACATCAAATGTTCCTGTAGACTATACTTTAAGTATAGGTAATAATACTGGTATTGTAACAAAGCTATCACACTCTTTTATTGCAAAATCAGCAGCTAATATTTCCTGGAATTCTTGGAATAGGAGTAGAGTCACAGCCACTATTGATAATAAAATATTAAATATTACAGCTATTCCTAAACTATATGATGAGTGGATGATATACGCTACTGCTAATAATGTCGGAGGTACACATAGATATAAGATAGAGGGTCTTACTGGAGGTCAAACAATTGTGTTTAAAAGACAACAAGGTAATTTGACTATTACAGAAGATGGTGAATATGATGTTAATTGGGGTACAGATTGGGCTGATAGAAAAATTACATTTGGACTAGTACAAGGAAGTTGTAATATAAAGATTACTATTGTGAGTTCTCCTACCTTTACATATACACTTACACAAAGGCAATTGAATGTACCTTGTTATAGAGGATTTAATACATTTTGGTATGGAGATACTTGGTTAAATATTGAAAACTTCCTATCAGAATACGACCCTGTGTCTAATAGAAGAAGATTCTATTTTACAAATAATCCTAATAACTTTAGCAATGATACGAGTAATAAGGAAATTATTATAGACATAGATACAGTAGGTAGCGGTTGGGCAAAAGAAATAGCAGTAGGTAACAATGCAGATTTGATAACAAATAAAGTTGGAAATAAAAACTTTTTAAATTGTTATAAATGGGATAACAATATGGGAAGTATACATACAACTTTTGTTGGTGGTTCTTCTCATTATGGGGAGAATTGCGGTTTGGCTTGGCTGCATACATCGGATAATGCTATAAGCCATTTTTGGAGTATGACTTTTAATAAATGTTGCATTCTAAATTAAATAAATTCTATTAAAGAAAGAGGCATCAAGTTACTCGCCAGTACAAATAGTAGCTAAAAACAATTACGTTAAAAATAGTATAAAAAGATTAAAAGTAAAGTATATGAATTATTAATTATAGTTTTATGAGAAATTTTTATTACCTTTGTACATTATTATTAATAATGATTATTTCTTCATGTAAGACTGCTACAAGGGTAGCAGAAATACCTGTAGAAACAATAAAGAAAGAATATATAAATAGTATTAAAATTGATAGTGTTTATGTAAGAGATAGTATAGATAGATGGCAAAAGGGAGATACTTTATACATTACTAAATGGCATACAAAGTTTCAGTATATAAATAAAGTAGATACTATATTAAAAACTGACACAATTCCTAAAGTAATAACAGTAGAAAAACAAGTAGAAGTTAATCACATTTATTGGTGGCAAAAGTCTTTAATGTGGTTAGGAGGTATATTATTCTCTTGTATAATAATATTTTTGTATTATAAATTTAAATTATGATAATGGATATTAGTATTCTTATTACAGGAGGAGTTGGCTTATTAACTAGTATAATTTCTAGTTGGACTACTTGGTTTTTAGCAAGAAGAAAATATAATTCAGAAGTAGATTTAAATCTAGTAGAAAAAATGGAGAAGTCTTTAGAGTTTTATAAATCACTTTCTGATGATAATAAAAATAGACTAGAAGAAATTACAGAAAGAAATAATGAGCTAGAAAAAGAAGTGCAAGAATTGAGAAAACAAGTACTTAATTTAACAATGAATATCTGTATGGATTTAACTTGTTCACACAGAATTAGAGAAACAATTAGGAAATATGGGAAAAACAAAGATAGGTTCGATGAAACATCTAACTCTAGTAGAGGGTGATGTTAATCTATTAGCTAAGAATGAAATCTTAGTTTCAGAGGAAGAAGGATATACACTCCTAAGAAAGAGGTTAGACTCTGGAGGCATTAAGACTTTTGTAGTTATACCACTAGAAGATTTTATTAAAAAAGATGGAGATAATAGTAGAAAGAAAGTGGAAGAAACCTAACTATACAATAGGTGTAATGTCAATAGATGGAAAAAGATTCTGTGAAACTCTTGAAGATACTGATAGAGGTTTAAGAGATTCTATGTCTGTGGCAGAAGTAAGGGCTATTAAGAAGCCTAAGATTACAGCTATTCCTACAGGAACTTATGAAGTTACACTAAATGTAGTGAGTCCTAAATTTAGTAAGTACCCATTTTATAATTCTATTAATGGAGGAAGAGTTCCAAGATTACTTAATGTAAAAGGATTTGAGGGAGTCTTAATTCATGTAATGGATGGTCCTAAAGGTGCAGGACTAAGTGAGGGTTGTATAGGAGTAGGTAGAAATCTTATTAAAGGTGGACTATTACAAGGTAAGGAATACTATAAGAAACTATATGATATTCTAAAGAATAGTAAGGATAAAATAACAATTAAAATAATATAATTATGGCAAAGACATCAAAGAGAAGACCAAAGCCAATGTCTCCTAAAGCAGGTGTAGGTAAGGGAACTAAGTATGGTTGTGGTGGAAAAATCAAGAAGAAGTAATCTTCACAAGCTATTACTATTAGTATTGAAATACATACCAATGGTAATAGCTTTATGCTACATGCTTAATACAATGTTCTATATAGAACCATTAAGTAATATAGCAGGAGTGTCTCTATTAACATGGGTATTCTTATATCTAGCTTCTGTTGTGTTTGAGTTTTGCTCTTACCATAGAATGTTCCTTTAGTATATCCTAATAGATGACATATTAAATATAGTTGACTATTATTGGAATATACCAATTAGCACTGATAATTTAATCAGAATACATAATATATTAGTAGGAATAACATTATTTATAGTATTGATTCTTTATGTTAAAGATAATAAAATCACTGTTAGAAAAAATAATAAATGATATAGATTGTGGTAATTCTAACATTACTGAGGATGAAGCTATGGAAATGATAAAAGTTATTAAGTCTTATACAGATAAAACACAAAGACTTAGTAAATACCAAGCTTGTCAGAAACTTAATGTAAGTAGAGCCACGTTTGATAATTTAGTTAGAGAAGGAGTAATACCTAGGGGAGAAAAGGTTATAGGTTTTAAGGAGTTATTTTGGGAGGAAAAGACTCTAGATAATGTAATAAAGGGTAGAAGATATGATAACAAAGAAAGACATTAATATACCTATATTCAGATTAAAGCTAAAAATAGTAGTAGTAGATGATATTAAGGAAGCTTTAGAGATAGATTCTAATATAGACATTGAAGCTGATTCTTGTGTTATAGACAACGGTAATGGGAAAGCTACAATAATTATAGCTTCTAATGATATGTCAGTTATAGCACATGAGTGCTTGCATGTAAAAAATGCTGTATGGACTAGAATAGGATATTCTCCCAATGCAATGAATGATGAAGTAGATGCTTATCTATTAGATTATATTATGGCAGAAGTACTTAAAGTAGTTGAAAAACACACTAATAAAACATTACTAAAAATATAAATTGTAACACTCTTAAAGTCAAGGCTTTAGGAGTGTTTTTTTTGTGTATTAGCATCGTTATGTTTCTTAATTAAGTATATGTAATTTTGCAATGTAAGCTTACAAATAATTACTAATTATAAATTAAGAAACATTATGGAAAAAACTTATGTTTTTGACTCTGAGGGTGGAGGTTTAAACTCTTCTGCTCTTATTGCTAGCTTAATGCAGACTCAGCCTATTCCTAGGTACCAAGCAAATAACTTTATGGCTCCACAAGAGCTTGTAGTAGATGTAGTAGTTAATGTTAATGGTAGTAATATTACTCTACAGAAACTTCCTGCTAGTTTAGATGTAGCAGACCAAGGAACAGCCAATGGTTCACTATTTATATCAACTTCTAGGGAGTCAATGAATACTGAAATAACATCCCTCAGACAGAAGAGCCAGGATATTATAAATAGTGTAGATTATCATAAGAAAGTAGTACAAGATTGTGAAATTTTATTACAAAGATTAAACCCAGAATTTGCTGAACAAAAACAACAAAAGCAGGAGATTGATAATCTTAAAGCTCAGATGTCTGAAATGATGAATGGCATGAAAGAACTAATGGCTCAAATAAAGAAGGAAACACCTAAATCTTAATAATTATGGGAAGAATATTTCGTATAGTAGATGAAGCAGAAGGTTATAGCTATAATCAAAGAGAGTCTGAAGATAAAATGCTTGAAAGAGCTTTTAAAGAAGGCTGTGATTATGGTTATAGAAAAGCTATGAGAGAAGCTGAAGGTTATAGTGAGAGAAAAACTCATACTTATAATGAAGGCTTTGAAGAAAAAATAGAAAGACTAAAGAAAAAGTATGAATAATTATGAAGCAGAGTTTCAAGATTAAAAAGTACAATTGGAGTATTGTTATATATTATACAGTAAATGATGCAGAAAGTAAAGAGATTATAGATAAATTAGAAGATTTACATTGTAATTCTAAAACTCTAGAGTCCATTAAAAGAAATCTGGAGGATGCTAAAGTTGATACAGGTTTTGCATATTCTAGTTATAACAAACAATACTCTATTGTAGTTATCCACAAAGCATCAAGTATAGGGGAGTTCATTAATACTTTTGAACATGAAAAGAACCACTTAGAGATGCATATCTGTGAGGCATTAGATATTAATCCTTATTCAGAGGAAGCTGCACATATGAGTGGTAACTTAGCTCAATTAATACTTGAAGAAGCTTTATATTCTATTGTAGAACTTTAATGTATAAGGGATACTTATTAGTATCCCTTTTATTATATTATTAATATTTTTATTATATATTTTTGTAATAAGTTTAATATTATTACCTTTGCATAGAAGTTTAACAAAGAAGTAATAATATGGAAGGTTTATCATTAGATAACATTATGACTGGAGAAGAGGCTGCAAACCTCTTTAGTCAGGAATCACAGGAGTCTACTGAAGAAAATGAAGTAGAAACTCCAAAGGATAAAGAAGAAAATAAAGAAGCTACTGAGGTTGCTGATGTAAATAATTTATTTACTGAGGAATCAGAGAGCGTAGGTAGTGGAGATAATAATAAGGAAAAGGAAGATACCTCTTCTAAAGAAGGTACTTCTCCCAACTTCTACTCTTCCATTGCCAAAACCTTTGCAGAAGATGGTGTCTTCCAAAACCTTAATGAGGAAGCTCTTTCTAAGGTTAGTGATGCAGAATCTTTTTTAGATTTAGTAGAGCAGCAAATTCAATCTAAACTTGATGAAAAGCAGAAAAGAATTGACCAAGCTCTTAATGCAGGAATAGAACCTACTCAAGTTCAGAGATATGAGAATAATATGAAAATACTGAATAGTATTACTGAAGACTCTATTTCTGAAGAAGGAGAAAAGGGGGAAGAACTTAGAAAGAACATTATCTATGAAGATTATATTCAGAAAGGTTTTTCTAGAGAAAGAGCAATTAAAGCTGTTGAAAGGTCTATAGCAGCAGGTACTGATATAGAGGATGCTAAAGAAGCTTTACAAAGCTGTAAAGACCAAGTAAATAAAGCTTATAATAATGCTATAAAAGAAGCAGAGGAAGAAAAGGCAAATGAAGAGAAAGAACTAAAAGAGCAAGCAGAAGCTCTTAAAAAATCAATTCTTTCTGATAAAAAACCATTTGGTGATTTAGAGCTAGATAAAAATACTAGACAAAGAGTGTTTGATGCTATTTCTAAGCCAGTATTTACTGACCCTGAAACAGGGGAAAGACTCACTGCTATTCAAAAATATGAAGCAGACAATCATAATGATTTTATAAAGTATGTGGGTCTAACTTATGTATTAACTGATGGTTTTAAGTCACTTGATGGTTTAGTTAAAGGTAAAGTAAAGAAAGAAATTGGTAAAAGTTTAAAGGAGTTAGAGCACACCTTAAATAACACTGCCAGAAACTCAAATGGTACACTTAAATTTACAAGTGGTGTTAGCTCAGACTCTGAATCTGCATTTAGTAGATATACACTTGATATTTAAAAATTTATTATGGCTGGACAATTAGGTAAGTTTCAGATGGTAGGCTTTGATGGTTGGAAGGGTTTAAGTAAGCTCAACCACATCTCTGCAATCTATCAATTAGGTCCTCAGAAAGCATCTAATATGATGGTGGAATTGCTTGCAGCTAAGAGAGGTAAAACTTTAGATACTTTCTTAAGCAGATTCCCTGTTAAAGAGTTTGAGGATGACTCAGAGTATTATTGGGATGTTATTTCTAGTGCTAGAAAAAATATTCCTCTAGTAGAGGCAAGAAAAGAAAATGGTACACCTGTAGTTGAAGGTGACTCCCCTGTAGGTACTAATACTTCTCCATTTTATTTAGTATTTGCAGAGGACTACTTCGCTGATGGTGAAGTAATTTTTGGTAATTTGAATCAAGTATATCCTATAAGGATACTTGGTGAAGCAAGAATGGAAGGAACTAATGCTGTGTATAAGTGTGAAGTAATGGGTGGTATTACTTCAGGCGTTCCTTCAGAAAGACTACTTGCAGGTGAAAGATTCTCTGTAGGTTTTGCTCCTGTAGAAAGAGAATTAAGCCGTAAAGTCGGTGATATAAGATTTAACACTCCTGTAAGTATGCGTAATGAGTGGACTACTATTAGAATTCAACACAAAGTTTCAGGTGCTATGCTTAATAGAAAACTTGCAGTAGGTATTCCTATGAAGGATGAAGCTACTGGTAAAACTGTTGTAGCTAACACATGGATGCATAATGTAGACTGGGTTTTAGAGCAGCAATGGAGTGACTATAAGAATATTGCTCTAGCTTGGGGTACTTCTAATAGAAATGCTAATGGTGAATATTTAAACTTTGGTAAAAGTGGTGAAGTAATTAGAATGGGCAGTGGCTTGTTTGAGCAATTAGAAGTTGCAAATACCCACTATTATAATCATTTCTCACTAAAGATGATTGAAGATGCTTTATATGAACTATCAGCAGGTACACTTGATATTAAGGACAGAGTATTTGTACTTAAAACAGGTATGAGAGGTGCTGCTTTATTCAGTAAAGCAGTAGGTGATACAGTATCTGGTTGGACTCAATTTACAGTTAATGCTGATGCATTAAATATTGTACAGAAGACAGGCAGTCCTTTACACCAAACAGCTCTTGCAGCAGGCTATCAGTTTACTGAGTTTAGAGCACCTAATGGTGTTACTATAAAAGTAGAAGTAGATAATTTCTACGATGACCCTGTACAGAATAAAGTACAGCATCCATTAGGAGGTCCTGCAAGTTCGTATAGATTTGATATTATGGATATTGGTTCTATGGACCAACCTAATATCTTTAAATGTCAGATTAAGGGTGCTCCTGAATATAGAGGCTACCAAGCTGGCATGAGAAATCCTTTTACTGGTGCAATGAATAATGACTATATGTCACATGATGAGGATAGTGCTACTATACACAAAATGACTACATTTGGTGTATGTGTACTTGACCCAACAAGAACTATGTCATTTATTCCAGCTATACTGCAAGGATAAAAACTGATTAAAAACTTAAAAGGAGAAGAGTATTTTAACTCTTCTCCTATATTTAAATTAAAAGAAATGGCAAAGGAAGATATAAAGAATGTGTCTATTGATACAGAAAATACTGAAGCAGTTCCTTCTAAAGAAGGAGAAACTTTAATTAACTGTCTAAGAAATGAAAAGATAATTATAAGACATTTACCTAAACAGAGTAGAATGATAACTAACCCTAAGCATGTATTATTTGGTGGTATGGCTGAAGGTTCTACAAGAACTTTTGTAGTTCCTATGTTATCCTCTGGTAGATATGTTAATGTATTGTCTAATGCTGAAAAAAATTTCTTAGAGAAATATATGGGATTAGAGCCAAATGCTCTCAGTATATATAGAAAAAATAATAATTTTTGGGATGATAGCAATGAAGTAGGTATATCAAAAGTTACTTTAAGAAAGCAGGATAATTTCCTTGATTTAAGTAATCCTAATGACTATATTAAATATAAGATTCTTCTTGCTAACAAGGACTTTATAGCCCCTTCAATGAAGGAACTTGAAGACTTTCCAAAAGCAACATATCAATTTGTTATTATTGCAGAAGGTGAAGAGACAAAGACTGCTAAGAAGAATATGACAATTTTAATGCAATGCTATACTCTATATGGTAAGATTGAAGATGATGTAGATGCATTAAGAGTAGTTATAGAAACTCTTACAGGTGTTACTGTACATAAGAATACCAAGAAAGACTTCTTGCAGACCAAGATTAATGACCTTATTCAAAGTAATAGCAAAATGTTCCTCAAAGTAGCTAGTGACCCATTGCTTCCTACTAAGGTTCTTATCAGAAAGAGTATTGAAGCAGGTACTATAGTTAAGAGAGGAAATCAATATTATATTAAAGAAGGTAGTACTCCTATGTGTGATGCAGGTGAACCTACATTAAATGTAGCATCACAATGGCTTAATCTACCTAAAAATCAAACTATTAAATTTAGTTTGGAAGCTAATTTAAAGTAATTAATTATGACACTAGAAGAGTTTTCTACAGAATTTGATGTTCTTTATAATAGCATTACTAGTAATGCAGCTCCAGGCTTTAATGACTATGAGAAATCTGTACTATTAACTCTTGCTCAAGAAGAATTAATTAAATCTTATTTTGTAGCTAATAATAATACTACAGGTGTAGGTCTAGATGGTAGTCAAAAAAGACATTATGATTTTAGCACACTCATTAAAATTAAGAGTTTAAAAAATATAGTTTATGACACAATAACCACTAAAGTAAAAATACCTTTCCTAAATAAGGATGCTAATACTTTATTTTTAATTCCTAATGATGTATTTCTGATATTAAATGAACGTCTTATTGCTAAAGATAATAATTATATAGTATTTCCTATATCTTATGATACCTATAATCTATTAATGTCTAAGCCTTTTCCTTATCCTAATAAAAGACAGGCATGGAGATTAGACTCCAGTATTGATGGAGAAGTAGCTGCTCTCAAGGTAATACATGTATCAGATGATAAAGATATAAGTAGTAAAAATATTACTTTTGAAAGCATTTATCATAAACCTTTAAATATAGAAATTAATATAAAAAATGGAAATATCCTGAATGATTTTGTTGTAGTAAGGGAATCCAATGAAGCTGTTGACATTACTCTAAATTTAAGTAATACAGTAAATAATGGTATGGTTAATATTTCCAGTTATATGATCGAGTTAATGTATGCTGATGCTCTTAAAGAGAACGGACTTAGTAAGTATATTAAACCTTTAAATTCAGATTATATAATATCATCTGTTGGTAAAGTTGGTACATATAAAGCTGAGATACCAGCAGTAGCTGATTTACAAGGAAATTATAAAACATTTGGTGTTTTTAATATAATATATTATCCAAAAGAATCTCCTCTTGATGTTAGTTATACAATAAGATATGTGAAAGTACCTAGACCTATAATACTTTCAGACTTAACTGATTTAGAACTTTCTATTAGAAATAGAAGAGAACAATCAACTTGTGAATTGCCTGATGAAATGCACCCTGAAATATTAAAGAGAGCGGTAGAATTAGCTAAAGCATATTATCTTGGTGATTTACAATCACAATTAGCTATAGGTAAAAATAGTAGTACAGAATTAGGTAAACTAATACAACAATGACTTTAGAAGAATTATCTAATGAGTTTGATGTTATTGTAAATAGCTATGATAATTCTCAGTCTTTAGTCTTTAATGAATATGAGAAGAGTATATATCTAACTAAGGCTCAAGAATATATTATAAAAGACTTATATAGAAACTATGAAGGTACTGAAGAACTTAATAGCTATTTAAATACATTAATAAAGGACGAAATCTATCCTATAAAAGATATTACTAATATAGAGTTGGATTATCCTGATAACTTTTTATATATATTAAAAGAATATGCTAATATAGCTACTACCTGTAAATCCAGTGAGAGAGTTAGTGTACTTCCTATAACTCAAGATGAATATAATGAAACTGTAGGAAATCCTTTTAGAGGTAGTAAATCAAAGGTTCTCAGATTATCAGAAGATAAAATAAAACTAATAACAGATTTACCGATAGTAAGTTATACCATGACTTATTTATCTAATCCTTCTCCTATAATATTAGTAGATTTACCAAATGGTTTAACTATAAATAATGAATCTAAGAAATCTACTACAATAGAGACTTCTGAATCTATACATAGAGAAATATTAGATAAAGCAGTACAATTAGCAATTCAATCAAAAACTTTGTTAAAGAGTAGTCGTTAAACTACTCTATGTTTAATTTAATTTAAAATAAAATGGCAGTTTTTTCTGTAAATCAAAACAGACATTTATTTGTCGCAACTAAAAGTCAAAATGCAGGTGTTGCACCTGCAACAGCAGGTGACTTAAGTTACAAAACTTTTGAAGATTCATTGTATTTTACATACATGAATGGTTTAAATGAGGTACTCAGAAGTGACCTTATTGATAAGAATAAAATAGTAAGCATGACTCTTACTTCTGGTCAAAAGTTGAGAAAAGCTAAGAAGAGTTATAAAGTAGCTTTAACAGCTAATAAAGGTGTACCTGTATCAGGTCAAGATTATATTCTTAGAGTATCTTTCAGACAATTCAGAGGTAATTCTGATACTAACATTTATTTAAAGTATGGTGCAGTTCATGCTGTTGAAGGTATGACAGCTGATATGTTCTATAAGACTTTAGCTCTTTCTCTTGCTAAGAACTTCAGTAGAGAGCTTACTAAGGTTATTAAGATTGAGGTACACTCAAAAGCTACTGTAAGTAAGGGTGGCTTTGATGCAAGAGGTTTCAAAGAAGTTCTTCCTAATGCTGTTATAAGCACAGAGGAAGCTAATAAAACTAAGAACTTCTTCTATGAGTCTACAGGTGCTAAAGTAGTTGAGGATATTGATTATCTTAGAATTGTAGAAGTAGAGCAGCCTTGGCATCTTGGTACTATGAAGCAAGTACCTGTATATTTTGATGTAGTTCCTACTACTATCACACTTAATGGTGATGAAGTAACTTGGGGCACTGTTACAGATACTACAGATGTTACTAAAGACTATGCAACAAATAGTAAGAATCTTGCTGACCTTGAGTGGTTCTGCATGGGTGAGAGAGGTGACCAATACAGAGGTATGAATTATCCTAACAATATTCATACTCAATATATGCTTGATGTTTCTAAAGAATATGACACACTGGATATTCATTATTACTTCTCTGATGAAGGTGTAGGTGTTCAAAGAAGTGAAAAGCTTCTTACAATAGTATTCCCACATGATGCAATAGCTACATTCAAAACATGGATTACAGCTATTTCTACAGCTGTAGGAGTTACTGTCAAGAAGTCACAAGTAGGTACAGAATTAGATTAACCATAAGGAGAGGTGACCCCTCTCCTTTTTTATTTTTATAGCTATGTTTAAATCTCAAATAAATACTGATTATATCAATGATAAGATTTCTATTATAATAGAAGTTAAAAAGGAAGCTTATCTGGAGAATGTTTATATAAAAAGAGTACTAATAGATACAATAAAAACTGTATCTAGTACTGGTCCTAGTGAAAAAGCTGTTTTATTAGATGTGGGAAATAAAAAGGGAGTAATTTTAAATACAGAAGACATCAACTTAAGTATTAAAGATGTTCCTCTATTTTTCTATGTTGAGCCATCTACAATTCCTGTAGATGCTCCATGTGGTGAAGATAAAGCATATGAATATATAGGATATACATTTAATAGAAAACCTATATATGATTCTTTTGTATGTGCTTTGAATAATATAAGAGATTGTAAATTCCCTGATGAATTAGCTACTAAATATCTAAAATATAAAGCTTTAGATATGGCTATGGAGAATGGACAATTTGATAAGGCAGCTAAGTTATATAAAGATTATTTTACAAATAACACAATAACAATCAAAAGTAAATGCCCATGTATGACTTAACATCCTCTATAATTCAATATTTAGACACTTTAAAAACAATAGGATATGTAGAAGAAAGTAGCATAGTAGCTTTACTTATTGCATCTTTAGTAGATGACTGTAGTAAAGAACCTTTAAAGGAATTTAATACTTCTGAAGATATTGCATTATTCAATAGAATTAAAGATACATTGAATTGTTCCTATTGTATATTTACTAAGTAATTAACATAACCCCAATATTTATAGTAATCTTCTTGTGTAATTGTATGATTTTTAATACCTTTGCATAAGAAGATTTTTTATTATGAGTACATATAGAGAATTAATATACATGAGTAAGGATTTATTAAAGCTTAAAAGTGATGATTCTTACTATACTAATGAGCATATTCTGTTCTTACTGGATAAAGTTAGAGCTGTCCTATTAGAACAGAAATATAAGAAAGGTAACAGTAAAATAGAAGACTCTAATACACAAACAATTTGTGTAGAATTAGAAAGTAAACTATTAGTAAATAACATTCTATGCAGTGGTAAAGTTCTTGTTAGTAAAGCTAAACTGCCTTCTACAATAATAACTAGTCCTATAGTTTATACTGTAAGTCCCTTTGTTAATAATGAAATTACTTATGTAACTCCTGATAGATTTAAGTATGTTGGATATAATAAATGGTTAAGCAACATAATATATTCAACAGAATTTAACAATTACTTATATCTTAAATCTAATAATCCTAATTATTTAGAGTTAAATAAAGTAATAATTAAAGGAGTATTTAATAATACTGTAGAGGCTGAAAAATTAAAATGTAATACAGAAGGTTTAGACTGTAATTATCTTGATAGAGAGTATCCATTAGAAGAAACTTTACAGACATCTTTAATAGAAATGGTAGTAAAAATACTATCAATAGGTTTATATAAACCTGTGGATAATGTTAATGATGCTCAGGATGACTTGGCTTCTCTAATGCAGTTTATTAGAAATAATGCAAAGTCTAATCTTCAAAAGCAAATAGAAAGTTAATGGATGATTTTAGAAAAAATATACTTAAAGTTAATAGTGGCAGAAAGCATAAAATAAATAATTCTTTAGGAGTATATGATTGCTATAAATGGCTAAGAAAGAATAAATGGTTAGATGTTGGTTTTATATCTGAACATGACTTCTATTCTATCATTAGAACTGTAAATAAGGAATTATTAAACAGCTTTTTACATACAGGTTCTATAAAGCTACCTGAAAGAATGGGAGAAATAACTTTAAGAAAATATCCAGCTAAAATAGTTTTAAATAATGGTAAGATACAAACTAATCTCCCTATTGATTGGGATGCTACTCTTCATTTGTGGTCTGAGGATAAAAATGCCTATAATAACAGAACATTAATAAGAGCAGAAGAAAGAGAGATATTTAAAGTGCTTTATGATAAGAGTAAAGCAATATATAATAACAAATCCTTCTATTCTTTTGAGATGAACAGAGATGCTAAAATAACATTGAAGAAACAATTGAAAGAAGGAAAATTAGACGCTTTTATGTTATGTGGAAAGACTTAAGTATAAAAGAGAAGGCAGCTCTTATAAATATAGGGGTGAAAAATGGTCTTTATGATTTAGAGGATATAAAGAGTAGTTATAATAAATATGCTAATGGTGGACATTTAGATGATGATGAGATAATACTACCAGCAGTTAATTTAGGTGAGGTTAAAAAATCCTTTGTTGTAGAAGGTACTGATGAAGTAGATACTCCAATAGTAATGCCAAAACCTAAAGATACTTATAGCCCTGTGCCTCTTACTAAGAAAACTCAAATGGAGGTATTTGGATTAAATAAGCCATATAATTCTTTACATAGAGATGAAGCACAGAGAGTTGGAGATTTTTATAGAGATGATTATAGATATAGATTGCAGAAAGAAGGTATTTCAAATCTTCCAACACAAAATGAAATTAATGAAGCTTTTAATAATGTAGCTATAAATGTTGGAAGTTCCAAAGATTTTAGAGACCCAGGAGTTGGAGGTACTTATAATTCATTTGAAAATTCTATTATAATGAATGATTATATAGAAAATAATAATATGAATAGAGAAGCCAACTTAGCACATGAATTAAGTCATGCTTTAGACTCAACCTTTGGATTATCTTTTAATAATGAATCTAAAGAAAAATTAAGAAAGGCTTATGGAACTCTTAATATCTCTGGAGATAAAAGAGCTAATCTTAATAAGGAGCGTAGAGCTGTAAATACTTCTCTAAGGGAGACTATATCAAGAAGTACTAATAAAACAAAAGAAGCATTAGATGATTATATAAACTCTATGAACTTGGAGGATATGCAAAATCATATAAACTCCTTAAAATCTAATTATATTAGAGGTTCTGATGTAAATGAACAAGACTTGGATAGTATAAAAGAAGCACTAAAAACAGTTGCATACTCCCCAATGAATGAAAATTCCTACTTTACTAATTATGCTAAATTTGGAGGTCTATTAAATACAGAAGCCAATAAATATGAAACAGGAGGATATAAACCTTCATCTAGAATTAAAAAGCAGATAACTAAATGGGAAGGTTCTACAATGAAAGTGAATAGGTCTTTTGAAGATGAAGCAAGAGACTTTAATTATTCATTGCCAAAAGGAGCTACTTCTAAACTTTCTCAGTCACAGTTAGATGGTCTATATAGTTATAGTTATAATGTAGGAGCTGGAAGATTTAGGCAAAGAGTTAAACCTGTATTAACTAAGTACCTTAATGGCGAAGCTACTATTCAAGATGTTCAAAAGTCTATGTGGGCTAGTAAAGATTCTCAGCTTAGAGGTTTAGCTAAAAGAAGAAATGTAGAAAGGTCTATGTTTGGAGGAAACTATCAATCCCCTTTAAGGGATAATTTAGTTACACAGAATTTAATACAGAGTCTCCCCTCTGTATATGATTATAAACCTCCTATCATTCCACAAATAGAATATACTCCAGACCCTTCAATTATAGATAATTTAACTGAAGAATATACAGGAATACCTGAAATAATGGATAGACCTGTAGAGGTCAATCCTGCTGATAATTTCCTTAAAGTATATAACTTATTAAACAATATTAGAAGATGAATGAATTTATATCAATAAGAGTTATACTTGATAATCTGCTAGACCATCCTATGCTACAGGATTTAACTATGGAGAGAGTTGTTGCTTATACTGTAAGATTTATGCAACTAGTAGGCTCTCCCAAGATATTTATAGAGAAGGTAGAAACTCTTGAAGTGAAAGAACATAGAGCTTTATTACCCTGTGACTTTATAAGTATCAATCAAGTAAGAAGCAAGAAATCACATGATATGTATATATCAAGTACTGATACATTCCATTATGCAGAAGATAAAACAGATAGAAAAACTTATAAAATACAAGGAACTGTAATATTTACATCTAACAAAGAGGATGAGATAGAAATATCTTATAAAGCAATTCCTATAGATGATGAAGGGTATCCAATGATAGTAAATAATGAAGCTTTCATTAGAGCACTTGAATTATATATTAAGAAAATAAAGTTTACTATATTATTTGACCAAGGTAAATTATCAAGCACTATCTATAGTAACATACAACAGGAATATGCTTGGGCTGTAGGACAAGCTCAATCTAGTTTAATAATGCCTTCTATTGATGAAATGAGAAGCTTTACTAATATGATAAATACTCTAGTTCCAAGAACTAATCTTGGAGATAGTGCATTTAAAGCTAGTAATGTCAGAGAAGGTTTAAGATATAATTAATTATGATGCAGAAAGATAATCATGTATTTAAAGGTATAAAAAGGGATGTACACCCTATCAATCAAGATAGTTCTTTTTTATGGGATGCTTTAAACATTAGATTTACTAGAAAGGATAATGAAAGTTTTCTTTCAATGACTAATGAAGTAGGTCCTACCTTAGTAGAAGGTCTTAAAATTAAAGGTAAATATTATTTAGGACATTGTATTTTAGGTAAATATTTAATAGTATTCACTACTACAGACGATGGTTCTAGTGGGGATGAAGACCTTTATACAGGAGAAGATTATATTACTAGAATAACTAAGGATGGTTATCATTATACTTCAGAGACCCTGTTTGAAGGTATATTAAATTTTAAAAGGAAGCATTTAATTCAGACTTTAGGTAATTATGAAAGTCCTTTAGTGCAGAAAGTATATTGGACAGATGGATATAATCAACCAAGATTTATTAATATAGTTGCTGATAAATTATATAATAAAGACCTTAGTACTATTACAGACTATGAAGAATTATATCCTGAAGGAATATTTGATTTTGTTCCTAAATTATTACTTAAAGAGAAGGTAGATGTAGAAAAAGTAGAAGGAGGAAACTTCTCTCCAGGTACTATACAATATGCTTTTACTTATTATAATAAGTATGGACAAGAAAGTAATATATTCTATACTACACCATTATTATATATTTCTCTATTAAATAGAGGAGGAAATCCTGAAGAAACTGTTAATAATGCTTTTAGGATAAAAATTTCTAAGTTTGAAACTAAATTTGACTATCTTAGAATCTATTCTATTCACAGAACTTCTAAGGATGCTACTCCTCAAGTAAAAGTTATAAGGGATATAGCAATTTTAAAAGATGAAAGTGTAGAAGGATTAAGTACTAAGACAATTACTTTCATAGATTCAGGTGAAACAGGATATTCCGAAGACCCTACTAAATTATTATATATAGGGGGAGAGGAAATATTAGCTGAATGCATGTGTGATAAAGATAATACTTTATTTTTAGGCAATATTACTCTAAAGAGAGTTTCAATACCTGATAGTATAAAGAATGATATATCAGAGCTTATAAATAAGCAACAAGAAGCTTCTAAGAATTATATTGAAGAAAGTTCTAGAAATATAACACTTAACTCTTTTATAGGTGAAGGAAGTAATAAATATTATTCAGAACTTAATACTTGTAAAAGTATTACTTCTTTTAGAACCCATAATTATTACAGATTAGGTATTCAGTTTCAACATTATTCAGGTAAATGGTCAGAACCTGTATTTTTAAGAGATATTAAAATAAATGAAAGCCATAATGCCATTTCACCTAATGGTGATGGTACTGCAACTTTAACTCTTAATTCTTTAGAATTTAATATTAATGCTTTATTTAAAGATAACAGTATTATTAAAAGTAAATTACTAGATTTAGGATTTGTAAAATCTAGAGGATTAGTAGTCCTTCCTAAGCCTTGGGAAAGAGTAGTGGTTGCACAGGGTGTATTGAATCCTACAGTATTTGAGATAAATAATAGATATAATAATACTCCATTTGTTCAAGCTTCTTGGTTTTTTAGACCTTTAGTACCCAGTACAAGTTATTCTGACCCTGATAGTTTTTTAAGAAGAGTGGCTTCAAGACCTTATCAACCATTAAACTATATTCCAATAGAACTTCCTAATGAGAATGATAATAGTAAGTACTTAAATTCAGAGGTACAAGGAGAGTCAAGTTTTAGTATACCGAGAATAAATAATGAAGTAGGAAATGGCTCTTGTACAGAATACTTAGTAGACCAATCTATCTTAACTATGAATGCTCCTGAAATAGAATTTGAAGAAATAACTAAAAGCATAGAATCTGAAAATTGTGATGTAGAAATTATTGGAGGCATTACTAACCTTTCTTATTTAAGTGATATTAGATTAACTACTTCCACTCCTCCAACAACTATTAATGGAAATTATTCTATAGGTCTTGTAAAACCAAGAGAAAGTAAGTATAGTAGGCTTTATAATGAACCTTTATATGAAAGTCCTATATTTAGGAATGATAAGGAATTAGTAGATAGTGGTATGAATGTCAGATGGTTTATATATCCTTGGCAATGTGGTGGTTCCATAAATAATGATATTAATAGAGATGGTTATAATAGAACCTCTGTACTAAAGAGTAAAACTATATCTAATTTAATTTTTAGCACTGGAATTGTTTTCCTGAAAACACCTTATACTTTTCCTAATAAAATTGCTAAAGTGTCTTTATTTAATTCTACTGATGTTTCCCTTTTAAAACTTAGTAAACCATTAAATGCAGATATAACAGGTGATATAAATTATTATGGAAATGTTGATGATATTAGGATTACTAAGGGTGGCACTCATTTTGTTACTAATATTAAACAAGATAAATCTGATGTACATAGAACTGAAAAGGTTTTTGGAATTGGGGAACAATATAAAGGATTTAAAGGCAGCGTACGTATTTCTTATAAATCTACTCCTCACTTAGTTATATCTACTAATTATACAAAAGAAAAAATTCCTGTTATGTTACCTGCTACTTATGATAGCATAAGTGGTATTAATACAAATTTAATAGAGGGATTTAATACTCCATATAAATTTAATGCTACTACTAAACCATATTGGTTAAAGACTGTAGGTACTTTACCTACTAAAGCATCTGAAGCAATGGCTACTTCAGATGTTCAAATTCCTCAAGTTGCAGTATTTATTGAACTCAGGGAGTATATCAATTATATTAAAGATATAGGTGAAGATGCTGCTGTTTTACAAGCTTTGAACAGCTATAATTATTTACCTGATGGTACAAAGGCTTTAGTTGAACATATCAGTGCTTCTAAGGATTGGGCATGGTTATATGTAAGAGATAATGGTAGTTCTAATAAATGGGTATTTGCAAATCCATTTAATTTCGCTAGTGGTAAGTGGGTAATTGCTTCTGGTAATGGAAGTAATACCAATAAAGTATATCAATATAAAGGTAATTCAATCAATGGTAAAGGAATACTGGAATATATTGGAAAAATTGGCGAACCTACTCCAGGTGAAATTGCTAAAGATTTTAAAATATATCAAGATATAAATACTGAAATGGCTAAAATAGGCACTTTCCTTCCTTTAGTAAATTTAGTTAGAGACACCCCTATTAATCTATTTGGTGGTAAATCACCAGAAGCTATTAAAGATAATTTATGGTTAGTAGGAAGTGAACCTGTTGATTTAAAAGATACTAAAAGTAATATTGTATATGATAGAGGAGATACTTACTATCAAAGGTATGATTGTCTGAAAACTTATGCTTATGCTGAAGGAATGGAAAATAGTAATATAGAAATTCTTTCTTTTATGTGTGATTCTTATATTAATCTTGATGGTAGATATGATAAAAATAGGCTCAAACAAAGTAATTTAAATGTATCTCCTATCAATTTTAATTTAATAAATGACTCTTACAGTCAAGATGATAATATATTCAATTATAGATTACTAGATGAAATATATTATAAAGTTAATAAATATCCACTCCAAGTAATATGGACATCTCCTCATACAGCATTAAGTGATGTAGACGAGTGGACTCATATTACACTGGCTAATAGTATAGACTTAAATGGAGATTGTGGTAAGGTAACTTCTATAAATAAATTCAATGAACTGTTAATAGCTTTCCAAGAACATGCTACAATAAGATTATTATATAATGATAGAGTTCAAATATCTGCTTCTGATGGAGTACCTATTGAATTAGCAAATTCACAGAAAATGCAAGGTACTCAAATAATTAGTAATAAAATAGGTTGTCAAGATAGACTGCATACTAAAGAGACTCCTCAAGGAATATACTTTATTGATAATAATGCTTCTTCATTTTGGTTATTTAATGGTTCTTTATCCAATATAGGAGAAACTGCTGGATGTTCTTGGTGGTTCAGAGAACATAATAAGAATGTAAAATTTCCTGAAATGGATTCTAAGATATTAAGTTATGATAATATCAATAATGATTTATATATTAATTTGGTAGAGGATAAGGAGTCAAATGAAAACTCTTTATGCTATTCTGAAAAGTTAGGAAACTTTACATCTAGAATGAGTTATAGTAATGTTGTTATGGATACTATAGAAAATGATTTTATTTCTATTAGTACTATAAATATTGAACAGGCTGGTGAGTATTTATCTCCTATAAATCTCTATTTAAATAATAAAGGATATCCAAATGATTTCTTTGGTTATGTAAAGTTACCAAAATTCACATTTATAAGTAATGAAAATCCAACAATAACAAAGATATTTGATACTATAGAATATAAAGCTTCTATTGATAGAGGAGCTTTGGATACATCAAGAAGTACATTTGATTGGATAAGGGCTTATAATGATTATCAAGATACAGGAGTAAAGAAACTTACTAGCTCTATTAAGAACACTTTCTTTGATGATGTCTCTGTACAGAAGAAGTTTAGGACATGGAAAGCTCAACTACCTAGAGCAAACAAGTTACAAAGACTAAGAGATAGTTGGACTGCAATAGAATTAGGATTTAATGTAAAACCTACAGATAATACTAGACCAGACGCTTACTTTGATTTTATATTACATAATATATCTTCAATATATTCAATTTAATTTAATAGGGATGTAAGAGAAATCTTATGTCCCTATTATTTTTGTATTTATAAACTTTGTTTAATCATTTATTTTAATTATCTTTGCAAATAAATTTAATAAGTTATGGTCAATAAAATAGGTAATAAAAGATATAACAAACTATTAAGTTATAGAAATAATTATTATAATATTGGAGGAAGCTTAAATAAGCCATATAACACTCTGTCAGGCAATCTTGATAAGAATGGTAATATTACTACAGGAGCCTTTAAGGGAATGTCTACAGGAGCTGCTAATATGATAGGAGCAGCTTCTTCAGCACTTGGTAGTGCTGCTGGCAATCTTATTGGAGGAGGTTATGGTAGTAAAGCAGGAAATATTCTTGGAGGACTAAGTAATGTAGCTGGAGCTATTCCAGGTCCTTGGGGAGCTGTAGCAAGTGCTGCAACAAATGTGGCAAGTGGTCTAATTAATAGAGCATTCGGTGCTAAATGGAATGAAGAGAATATAAATAAAATTGAAAGTACTATAAGCAATTTAAGAGGATTACAAGCTGATGCTAATAGTACAGATACTCTAGCTAATATGGCTAATAACCTAGCATTAGGAAATGCTAATTTCTCTAATAGTTATATAGGTGATGATGGTTGGTTCTCAAATAAAGTAGCTAAAAAAGCTAAAAGATTAAGAGCTGAAATGAGAGATGCTAATGATTATGCTATAGATACTCTAGAGCTAAATGCTGATAATATTAATACAGGTGTTTTGGACTCCTTAGAATCTAATTATGCAGCATTAGGAGGTTTTATAAATAAGTACTCTGATGGTGGAAGTATACATATTAATCCAGCAAATAGAGGAAAGTTTAATGCTACTAAGAAAAGAACTGGTAAGACTACAGAAGAATTAACACATAGTAAAAATCCTTTAACTAGGAAAAGAGCAATCTTTGCTCAGAATGCTTCTCATTGGAAACATGCTTTTGGAGGAGAACTGGAGGATGGGACTCCTTGGTACACTCCTTTTTTATATAATATACCTGGAGCTACATTTAAAGATGGTAAATATGTAGGTAATAGACTGCTACATCCAATAGGAGGAAACTATGGAGGAGGAAGAACTGAGGGAAGTGGTGCTACATCTAGTTTTAATGTTAATGACTATTCTGATTTAACATTTAATGAAGCTTTTGATAAGGCTTATAATAATGCTGAAGGTGTATTTAGATATGGTGAAAAACTATATAATACTAAGAAAGAAAATAATCCTGTGAGAGAACTAAATAATAGATTTGTAGGAGGTTCTAAGAGTAGAAATAAATTAACTAAAAGAGACCCCTACCAACATGAGATAGGTCCTTATGGACTAAAAGGATTAGAGTCTCCTTTTACAAAGTTCGCTTTTGGAGGACATCTGAATACTAATGGTTCAGATTTTATGACAGGTTTAACTTATATTGATAATGGAGATACCCATGAAAATAATCCTTATGAAGGAGTACCTATGGGAGCAGATTCTGAAGGAACTCCTAATTTAGTTGAACAAGGAGAAGTAGTATTTAATGATTATGTCTATAGTAATAGACTACAAGTACCTAAAGATGTGAGAAAGAAATATAAATTAAGAGATAATATGACATTTGCTGATGCAGTTAAATATCTTACTAAGAGTTATGAAGAAAGACCAAATGACTCTATTAGCAGAGACACTGCAATGGAAGTATTAGCTGATTTAGCAAATGCACAAGAAGCAGAAAGAGCTAATGAATCTATTAGAATAAATAAAAATAAATCTGCTTATGGTGGTAGGATAAATAAGTTTAAAACAGGCGGAGATACAAAAGAAACAGACTTTAATTGGAATAATTTAGGAGAGACTCCTTTATGGAATAATCTTTTAGAGCAGCCAAATCCAAGTAGTCCTACAATATTTAATAATACTTGGATGCCTACGGCTATAAATCCTTATAAAGGAGTGCCTAATTATTATGGTTATGACAAACCATCTTGGATGAATGATAAAGGAGAGTATAATAAAGAGTATACAGATTTTATTAATAATGTGTATAATGTAGATATGTTCAAAAAGCATTTGAAAGACCAATTTAATTTCTATGATAATGCAACTGAAGAACAGAAAAAGTCTCCTAGATATGCAGCAATTCAAAACTTTATAGATACTTCTCCTGAATGGTATGAAAATAGAAATACTATAGATGATTGGGCTATTTCAGATAATTTATTTAATACTGCTAAAAAACTGGCAGTAGATAAGAATACAGGAATGATGCATGTAGGAGATATGTTTGCACAGTATAAAAGAGGAAAAGCAAACAGTTTAATGCCTAATGGTCTATTTCCTAATAATCTAAATGATAGAATAAAAACTCCTGACTTAATTAAAAATGCAGGAAAAGAAGAACCTCCTTTATATTTAGGAAGGTCTAATGAAGCTCTTAGATATGCTCCTGCTATAGGCTTAGGTGCAGCTGTAATATCAGATGCTTTAGGTCTTACTAATAATCCTGAATATGAAAATGCAGCTAGAATTGAAGCTGCTAGTAGAGCTGATTATAAACCTGTAGGATTTGAGAGATTAGGAAATTATTTAAAGTACAGACCTTTTGATACTGATTATCTTCTTAATAGAATGGATGCTGATGCAGCAGCTTCAAGAAGAGCTATAGCTAATCAAAGTGCTGGAAATACTGGAGCAGCAATAGCTGGAATTTTAGCTTCTGATTATAATACTATAGGTAGATTAGGAGAAGCTAAGATAGCAGCAGACAAAGAAAACTTTGCTAGAAGAGCACAAGTAGAGGAATTTAATAGAGCTACTAATCAATATAATTCACAAGGTGCTTTACAAGCTGATACAGCTAACCAAGGAGCTTATGCTAATGCTATAGGTAGAAGGCTTACAGGTTTAACTACTGCTGCCCAAATGAGACAGGGTATTAAAGATGCTGCTGAAGCTAATAGAGCTGCTAATATATCTGAATTCTTATCAGCATTAGGAGATATGGGATATGAAAATAAATCAATGAATATAATAAGAAGATTAGCTGAATCTGGAGCATTAGGAGGATTGTCAGCAGGACACCCCTTAGCAGAAGAGATAGCTACACCAGGCAGTAGAAGAAAAAATAAAAGAAGAAGATAATTATGAATATAAGAATTACAAGTAAATTTAGACCTTTCTCTTTTGATGAACTTCTTAAGCCTATGGCAATATATAAAGAAGCTTATGATAAAGCAGAAGAAGATTATAATTCATTAGCTGTACAAACAGAACAATGGAAGGATGTTGCTAACAGAACACAAAGCCCTAAAGCTTATGCAATATTTCATAAATATGAAGATGCTCTAAATAAAGCAGCAGATGATTTTAGCAGGGGAATGACTTTGCAAACAGGAAATCAACTCCTTAACTTAAAAAGAAGATATGCAAGTGATATAATGCCTATAGGTAAAGCAGCTACTAGAAAGAAAGAACTGATGGAAGAACAAAGAAAACTAGAGCTGCAAGACCCAAGATTTTGGCAGAGAAAGGCAGCAGATATTAGTATTGATGAATTAATGGAGAATCCTGATGTTACTTACGGTAATAGTTATAGTAAGAAAGCTTTGACTTCAGAAGCAGCAGCTATAGCTCAAAATTTATCTAAAGGACTTATAAAGTATGGTAAAGGAATGCCTGTAGATGAATATACCAATACCTTCATTAAACATAGTGGTCTGCAACCTTCTGATATACAAGATTATTTAGAAGGTAAACCTAGTGCTGTTTCTTCTATGTTGCAAAGGATACATAACCAGGTTCTCAGTACTAGTGGTATTGATACTTGGGGAGATAAACTAACTAAAGCACAAGCTACTGAAGCTATTAACAAGGGAATGTGGTCAGCTATTGGAGAGAGTACTGTTCAGACTATAGATAATTATGGTGCAAGAAAAGCACTGGAGTTGGCTAATCAAAAAGCTTTATTTGACTACCAAAATAATCAGCAATCACCTGATTTACTTTCCATAGATGAAAGAGACTTATATAGTCCTATAGAAATTTCTCCTACAGAAGTAGATGCTGATATGAAACATTTTGGACAATACTTCTATACAGGAAAAGATGGTAAAACCTATATGAATAATGCAGGACTTAAGAGATACAGAGAAGAGCTAGAGAACGCTAAAAAGGGTGGACCAACTATTATTACAGGAGGTCCAGGCACAATTCCAATAGTATCTAGAACAGCTGATTTCTATAATTTTATTAAGAAGATAGGAGCTGATAAGTATATAGGAAAAGGTAGGGAATGGAGACCTGAAACTATAGGTAATCTTTGGAGTAATTATACTAAGAATGGTAAAATTAATAGTTCTCAAGGAGATGCTTTAAGAGAAGTTTATTACAATGTAAAAGTAGACCCTGCTAATCAAAAGAATCTTATGCAAAGTATTATTGAGAGTAATAAGAATAGAGATTTTTCAATAGTAGAGTATGACAGTAAGAATCAAAGTTTTAAACATAAGAAATCTATATCAGGAAAGGATTTAGCAAATGGTAAATATATTCCAACAAATATTCAAGGCAGTTATGCAGGAATAAATATTAGTATGACAGATGAAGACAATAATACAATAACAATAAAAGCACCTGCTGATTTATTCCATATTAATCAAGAACAAGCACTTAGTGCCTATAAAGCATCTAGAAACTATGCTATCAGAGCTAAAAATGCAAAGGATAAACTTAAATTGGGTAGTATAAATGATGCCATTAATGCTTATTCTACTGGAATAATTAATGGTAAACCTATTACAGAACAGCAAAGAGAACTTATAAGGCAATGGTATGATGCTGAAAAGGAACATACTAAACATGTTCAAATAGGACAGCAGCAACTAACTCAATTATCACAATCTAACCAAACAAAACCTACTGAATACAATGCAGTAGGATTTTAAAAATTTAATATATGGCAAATAAGATACAAAAACCTTATGATATAACTAAATCTGGTCCTCAAGATTTTAGAACTATTAGAAAGCAACTTGCTAGTATTGATGCTCCTACAGACAAAGAGTATTTGTATGAAAAGAATATGAATAATTCTTACTTAGGAAGGTCAATGTATAATGCAGCGGAGGCAGCACCTACAGTGGTGCAGTCTCCATTGTATAATACAAACACTAAATTAGGACAAAGTTATTTTGACCAAGATGTTTATACTAGAGGAGAATTTGAGGAGGCAGGTGATGTAAGAGCAGAGAATCAACCAGCTATTGTCCAAGCAATTAATGGTGCTACTAAAGGAGCTATATTAGCTGGAACTACAGCTGTAAGTGGTATTTTAGGAATACCTTACGGAATCTATAGTGCTATTAATAATAAAGACTTTTCAAAACTTTGGGATAATGAAGTAACTAGAACTGCACAAGCAATAAATGATGTCTCAGAAGAATGGCTGCCCAATTATTACACTAAAGAGCAGCTAGAATCTCCTTGGTATAGCACCAATAATTTATTTACTGCAAACTTCTTATTTGATAAGGTAATAAAAAATATTGGATTTACAGTAGGTGCAGCATATTCAGGAGGTGTATATACTAAGGCTATTAATGCTACAGCTAAAGGTATTGGAGCTTTAAAAGCAATGGCTCGCACTGGTAAGACTTTTGAAGAAGCTGCAAAACTGGGAGCTAGAGCTATGCAAATGAATGCTAAAACAAGGTTTATGAAATCTGCTGTAGGTTCTACACTTAGTGCAGTTGCTGAAGGTTCAGTAGAAGCATTAAATAACTCGAAAGATTATGTAGATATTTATAGACAAAAAGTTGATGCTCATACAGCAGAAGGAATGAATAATGCTTACAGGGAATTTGCTATAGCAGGTGGTCAATTTGATGGTGAAGGAAATCCTATACTTGACAATACTCCAAGGTCTATAATGTTACAGAATGAGCTAACAAGACTTCAAAATGCTAAGAAACAAGCATATGAAGAAATAGAAAATACTAGAGCTAGTATGGGCAATGCTGATTTAATAGCTAACTTACCTATATTAACGCTAGGTAACTGGCTTACTTTTGGTAAAATGTATGCAGGAGGTTATAAAGCTGCAAGAAATACCTCAAGAGTAACTACTAGAGCTACTAAAGAAGCTAGAGCAGCAGCAGAAGCTGAAGGTAAAGAAGCTGTTGAGAGATTAAATAGAGTAGTAGAAAAAGCTAAAAAGACAGGATACCAAGGATTAACTCAAGAAGAAAAAGCTTTAGTTGAAGAAGGTACTAACCATTTATTAGGAGATAAAACTTATGCTGCTTTAATGGCAGCAAGAGAACCTCTCAAAGAGGGCAATGAAGAAATGGCTCAAGCTGCTGCTGCCAAATCTTCACAGAATTATTATGGCTCTAGAGTAGATGCTATATATGATGCAGCTATGGATAATTCTTCTAGAAATCAAGTATTAAATTGGTGGCAAGCTTCTGTACAAGGATTTAAAGATATTTATGGAGATTTCAATAACTATGAAGAGGGTTTTATTGGCGCATTAACAGGATTAATGGGGTCTCCTACTTTTGGAAAGAAGAACAATAGTACTAGTGAAACTTATCTTGGAAGAAGTAAGTGGATAGGAATGTCAGGAGGAGTAGTTCCTCAATGGAGAAATGCTATTAAGGGAAGAGAACAAGAAGCTAAAATAGTATCTCATGTTAATAGCATACTAAAAAATGGTAACTTAGAAAGAGATATGAAACACTTAATAGCACAAACTTTCTTTGATGAAAAACAAAGAGTGGCAGCTATTAAAAATGATAAACTAGAATATAAAGATTCAGAATTAGCTTCTATATTTGAGAATATAATGTACCTTAAAGAAGCAGGTAAAATAGACCTTTTACATAGAGCCATAGAGAATATGGACGGCTTTACTGAAGAAGATGCTAAAGCTATTCTAGAAATGACTAAAAAAGATATTGATATTGATGGTCAAAATGTAACTTCTTTAAATAAAAGAAAAGAAGATTTAGTATCTGAAAGTGAAAAATTAACAAAGCAAAATGAAGAAACTCAGAAAGGTTTAGATAGTTTTATAAGTAATCTTACAGAAAATACTAATATTTTTACTTTTGATGCTGAAGGAAACATTACTTATGGAGAGGAAAATGATAGAAAGATAAAAGAAGCACAAGAATCCATAACTAGAACTAAAGAAACTATAGACAATATAGAAAAGACTACAGAAGATATAGGTACAGAATTAGCTAATAAAAAATCTACTACTGTTTCTCCTTATTTAAATGAAGATGGAGAATTAAAGACCACTCAAGAAGTATTAGAAGATTTAAATAAAAGAAAGAGTAAGTATAAAAAGATTATAGGGGAAGTTACTGGTAATATGGACAGTATAGATGCTGCAACTGAGGAAACTCTCACTAATGACCAATTAAAAACTCTCACTTGGTATAAAGTAATGATGAAAGATTGGCAAGAAAGAGCAAATAGTATGACAACATCAATGTCAAAATTTATAAGAGATTTCCTTAATGATAATGTGTCTAAAGAACAACTTGCAAAGTTAGATGAAGAATTAGGAGGCTTAGATATTAAGCATCTTACAGCAGAAGAAATGCAAGCTTATGGTGGAGCATTAATAAATAGACATATTTTAAGAAATATTTTAGGGAGTTCTCAATCTATAGTAAAACTATTGGAGGATATTGCAAATAAGTATTCTAAAGAGGATTTAGGATTATCTTTAGCAAGACTTTTAGATTCAGATGAAGAAGTAGAAATAGGAAAAGAAAAAAATAAAACTAAAGTTAAATTAGGAGACTATCTGTTTGATTTCATTAAATCCAATTTAATGGCAAATGATGGTATAACACAGGATGTTAAAAATAACTTCTTTACTCTTTTATCTGACTTAAAGAAAATAGGTAAAAACTATAATAGTTACAATAGACTATTGACAGAATATACAAAGAATCCATCTAAAATAGATGCAGCACACCAAGAAACTTTAAACAATGCTGAAAGGGAATCTAATAAGAAGAGGTCTAAGAATCTTAAAGATAATCTAAGTTTTGGAGGACATAGAGGTAATTTAGCAAAAGACTTAAAAGATAATGCTGATGAAATTGAAACTATTGGTTTAGATGAATTTAAAAACTCATTAAATGAAAATGAACTTAAAGAATTTACTGAAGCAGAATCTTTAATAGATGGATTAGATAGCTTAAATCATATTATTGAAACTTCAGATTTAGAAGATGAAGTAAAAAAAGCATTGCAAAGTAAAGCTGTAGAAGCTTTAGATGGAGTTGATAGTGTTAATGAATTTCTTGATAAATTTAAATCACTTGACCCCAATGAGGCTCTAGAAGATGCTCTAGAAACTTCAAATTTGGATGACTTAGAAAAGTTAGATAAATTAGAAGATTTAGCAGCTCAATATAAAGAATTTATGGACAATAATTTGTCTAAAGTTGCTGATGCAATGGAAGCAAAAAGAAAAGCTCAGATAGATGATATAGAAGAGAAAGCTAAAAGAGCAGCAGATGCTTTGGATAAAAAAGAAAGAATAACTCCTCCTAAAGAAAAGAAGCTAAGAGAGCCAAAAGAAAAGAAGGGTACTACTCTGGCTGATAGACGAAAAAATAAAAGAAAAGAAGATAATAAAAGAGTAGAGCAGCCTAAAGAAAGACCTAATATTGATGAAACTAAAGAAGCTGTAAAGAAACAAGGTACAAATAGTGATATATCTAATAGAAATGCTAGAAGAAAGAAAAATGGATATTCTTCTGAACATGCTAACAGACCTCAATTAAGTGAGACATTCTTCTACGGAAGAGACCTATTAACTTATGTAGAGTATATTACAAAGAACCCTGACAGAGTTCCTAAATTTGTAGCATCAAAGCTCTTTCCTGATATAAAAACTCAACAGGATTTCATTAAAGCTTATACTAAGTATATAAAAGCTACTTATCAATATCTTAAAGATAATGGAGCTTTTGAGTATGTAAAGCATAACTTAAAGGCTAATGACAAGCTTATTTTTACTGTAGATGAAGCTCTTAATAAAGAAGCAGGAGTTCCTGTAGTTATTATTAAAGCTGTAGATAAAGAGGGTAATTACCATGCAGTAGGTACTATGAAGACTGAACTAGACTTTATGTCTATTAATAGTAGAAATGATACTACTTATGGTACTACTGAAGCTGCTCAAAAGAAACTATATGATGAAATAATCTATAAGTTCAAAGCAGCTAATGCGGAAGACTCACAAGGAAAGCAGACTACTCAAAAGAATGACGAAAAGTATTTTAGAGATTCTAATAATTTTAGCACTAGAGAAGAGAAATTTATTGCTAATAACTTTGATGCTTTAAAGCCTTTATACGACGAATATAAAAGAGGAGAAATTTCAGAAGAGGAATTTAAAAGACGTGCTGGAAAAACTAAAAATCATATTGAACCCTTCTTTGATGAGTTTTATAAAAATCAAGATAAAGAAGAGGAGGGAAACAATAAAGAATTTATAGGAGCTGAATCTTCTGTAAAGAAACTCATGGGTGGTGATGTTGCTTTCTCTAATACTGAAAGTTCTATTAGTAGTATATTCAATAATACAGGCACAGAAATTATATTTGGTATAGTTAATGGTAATGGTATAGTTAGCACTACTAATGCAGATATTGATAGTAAGATACTACAAGTAGATATAGCTAAAGCTAAAGAAGGTCAAGTGTATGTTCTTATACCTTCTAATAATGGCAGTTTACTTCCTGCTTTATGTTATGGTGATGTTATAGAAGACTTATTAGAGAAACCAAATGATTGGTATATTGAAGAAACTATTAAAGCTATTCAAAAGCTTACAAATATTACACAAATAGGTGAGAATAAAAGTAAGGTAGCTAAATGGCTAGGTATTTCTACTCAAACTATTAATATGAGTGTAGGACATCTAAATGCAGATAATAAATTTACTGAAGATGATGATATTGTTAATGCAGATAGAGTTAGAGTTGCTTATAATGATAGTAAAGGAAAAAGACAATATATGTATATTGCCTTAAGTGACGATAAGACAATATCACATGAAAATGCTAAAAAGTTTATAGCTTCTTTTGCATCAAGATTTTCAATAGATAATCCATTAACTGTGAACTTAGATACTCAAAGATTAAGGGATAAAGAATATATTAGTAATATGTCTAAATATTATTATACTAATATAGTTCAAGGTCAGACTCATTCTGTCAATGACTGGTTCCTTTATAATAAAACTAAAACAGAGATTGATAATGAAGAGAGGAAAAAAACTCCTAAACCTCCTACAAGAACTCCATCTGAAACAACTCCTACAGGAAAGCCAAAAGATTCTAAAGAAACTACTGTAGAAGGAAAGGAGTATACTGTTAATAAAGATGGTAGAGTATATAATGAGAAAGGTGAACTAGTAGTTGGAGAAGAAAGAACTAAAGTTCTGGATAATGAGAATAAACCTTCAGAAGATACTACAGAAAGTGAAGAAAGTACAGAGAAAAAAGAGACTAAAGAAAAACCAAAAGAAAGTATTGATTTAGCATCACAATTATTGGGAGGAGCAAGGAGAGGAAGAAGAAGGGTACAAGAGAAAGAAGAAAAGAAAGAGGATAATAAAAAGGATGATGATAATAAACCAGACAAACCTAACTATAGTCAAGACCAAGTTAATACTACAAGAGCAAGACAAGGTAATAATAGAAGAAGACCCAATAAAACAACTGCTCCTTCAGAACCTTCAGAAACTTCAAAGCCTTCAGAAAGTATAGCACCAAAACAGAAAATTATATCTAAAGCAATTTCTTTATTTCCTAATATAGATAAAGGCAGAATAGAGTCTATTGTTAATAAGATTTTTGAATCTGTGGAAAATACATATCCATTAATAGATAGTATTAAAAAGGCTATTCAATTCTTTAAAAATAAAATAGGAACTTTGAATATTGAAGCTTATAATAATTTTATAGATACTATTTTAAGTCCTTTAGAAAAAGAAACTCTTGAAAGAGAAGGTGAGAATGAGTTTAAATCTTCTCAACCTGTAGATTTCAATTTAAGAGTTTTACAAAGAACAGAATCTATACTTAATTCTATTAGGGAGTATATAAATGGTGATATTACCGTTAAATCTAAAAGGTTACTTAAGGTTTTTGAAATTATTAAAAATGTAATTGAGTCTTTAGGCAAGAATATGATAATACTTAATAATTTCTTTAATAATGTAATAGCCCAAACTACTGCCATAATAACAGGTGTTGCAGAGGTAAATACAGAAAAAAATTTAAGACTAAAAAAAAAATATGCTTATAGTAATCTTAATCCTAATATCCAACAATGGATGAATGAGAGAGGTACTAACATAGAAGCTTATGAAAGATTATCTCCAAAGCAGCAAGAAGATTATATAAGATGTATGATTTAATGTAAAAAAATAGGCAAGAGGATTAATTTCCCCTTGCCTTTTTTATTACTTATAATATTGCTCTGCTTTTTCTGGATTAAAGTTTCTCTTTAAAGTTCTATACCATAATGTAGCAGGACTTCTCATAAATGCTCTATATCCACTAGAATGTCCTTTATATTCTCCATTTTCTATTTCATCATACCAATTAGGAACCCATAAACAAGTTTGCAGATTAGCTATATCTGACAAAACAGAAGTGTTGGCTACAGGAGATTTTACTAGCTTAATACCCTCCGTCAACATAAATGGTGAAGGTACTAAAGCAGCTAATTCTGTCTTTTCTCTCATAGCCCAATATCTAAGTGTCCTCATAGCCCAGCTTCTATCTTTATCTTTAGATTTGCCCATTAATGTTATTACAGCCATTAATATTATAAACTGAGATACTTCAGTTACAGCTCTTTTGACATTAGCTTTTTCCCAATCTTCCAATTCATTCCATAGTTCTGTAACTGTTTTTTCACCTTTTAAAGCTTCATAATAAAGTTCTTTACCAAAAGTCCAACTAGTTCTATAATATCCTTCTACTATTCCTCCTTTCATAAGATTAGTAGTTTTGGCTCCAAATCTATATCTAAACTGAGTAGGAATCCAATCTCTATATTGCATTAAGAATTTACCCCATATTACTTGTCTAAGTGCTATTGAGTCTTCATTATTATAAATACCAAATAAATGTTGGTTTATATAAGCTATTCTATTAGTTATTACGCTAATATCCTCCTTAGTAAATTTACTTCCATCAAGATTAGTAACTCCTTCTTTAATATCAAGTTTATATCCTAATTCAGGTCTACCTTTTACTACAGGTACTCTTATTAAAGCATCTTTAAGACTTATTTCTCTATTTGTTTTAGTGTCTAATAGTTTCGTTCTTATTGCTACTCCTAAAGCTACTCTATTATAGAGCCAATGGTCACCAATTTCTTGTCCTAAAAATTGAATACCTGGACCAAAAATTCTAGTTATTATAGTTTTATTAAGCCAGTCTTTATTCTTAATTTTACCACTAAAGTTCTGTCTTACGTCAAACATATCATCAAATAAAGAGAGCCAACTATCTTGTACTCTTTGCCCTATATCACTAACATAACTTCCTAATTCTTTCATATAAGCAGCATCTGCATTAGCTAATTCTTTAGCATTAAAAAATTCTCCTGATGCTGCTTCTATATTTAACATAGCCGTACCCATACTTACATTAGCTAAATGAGCTAAAGCATTAAAACCTAATTGCACCATAGAGCCAAGTTTAAGTGCAAGCCCTCCTGCTTTATTAACATCTACACCTCCAATTTCTCCACTATCTTTTAAATACCTGTTATATATTTTAGAATTAAAAAAGGCATCAAGAGTCTTTTTAAAATTAGATTGTCTAACATCTACAGTCAGAGGAGATTGTGTAGTGCTACCTCCAGCTTTCCATCTTTCTACTAATTGTTTTCCTCCTTGTGTTGCTTTAATAATTCTTCCTTTACCATCTACATTATAAGCTAGCCATCTTCCAATTTCTAGAGGATTAACTATGTCTGACATAGCTTTGTAATTCAAGCTCATCTCTGCATAAGCACATAAAGTACTAATAACATCAGTAGATAAATCAGAACAATCTAAGTTAGGATTTTCATTTATATAATAGGTAGGAAGTTTTAATATTTCCTCACCATTAAAACCTTTTATACCTTTTGTATATGCAATATCATCGTCATAACTTCTTATAAATTTAGACTTAATTTCTTTTCCAAATGTAGTAAAATCACCTTTCATAAGAACATCTTTACTTCTTTCCATCATACTCTTTCTTATTTTAATTGTGGAAAATAAAGTAGTTGCTTTAGGGTCTAAATTATTGTCTAATTCTTCTTTTAATTCAAGCCATTTATTATAAAATTCTTTTTGAGCTTCAGTGAATGATTCATATTTAGAAGGAAACTTTTTATAACTAGGTACAAAATGTTTAAATCCATTTTCTTCTTCTACTAAAATACTATTATCCTTTATCCATTGTTTCAAGGCATCCTTCTTTTCTTTATATTCTTTAGTACCAAGTATAGGATGTTTACCATAAATAGTATCTAGAGTTTTAATATATTCCTTTTTTGCTTTTTCATAAGAAGCTTTATCATAGGCAACATTAACACCATCTTTAAAATCAACAGTAACATAATGTCTTTTATCTTCCTCAAACATAAAGTCATAGTTAGTAATACCTCTAGCTTCATATTCTTTTCCCAGAGCCATTATTCTTTGACTAATATCTATGACTTTTAGTCTCTTTTCACTTATCTTCCTTTTATATACAGCATCAAACATCTGAAGTAATACATCAGGATTATCTGCCATAGAAGTCAGCCATTGTTGAAGTATAGTAACATCACTACTAGAATTTTTTATAATATGTTCTATAGTAGTTTTTACCATTTTTCCATCTTTATTTCTAATCATTATAGACTCTCCAACAAAGGGCTTTAAGAATTCTATAAATTTCTCTAAAGTTTCATTAGAAAAACTATTCATAAAAGCAGAATATAACCTATCTACAGTATTTAGAGCTTCCATTGTTTGTTTTAAACCATCTGCAATGTCAGCATTATCACTTAATTTAGAATAGTCTACTTTTACTTCAGTATCCATTATAGGTATTAATTTCTCTCTTATAGGTTTAGCTTCTCTAAACTCTTTATTGCCTATGAACAATTGATTATTCTCTCCTTCTTTATATACAGTATTTCCTTTTCCTTCAGCAGTAGAGGCTCCTTTAGGAGTTGGATAACTAACATTAATAGGAATAACATTCATTTCTTTTACAGTTATTCCATATTTATCTTCAAGGAATTTTTTGTATAATGATAATTGTTTTGCATATTTCTGTTTAGTTGCATTTTTTATCTTAGAACGATGTGTTTTCATATCATAAATATGCCAATTACCATCCTTATCATAACCTAACAAGTCCAAAGTTCCTACTACATTTATTTTATGAGTTTTGCCATTACTGTCCATAGTTTCCACTATACCATTGACAGTCACATCTCTAGGAATAATAGTAATACCTTTAGAATCAAATTCTTCTTTAAGTTCCTCCAATTGCTTTTTAAAGCTTGTCAAATCTTTACCTGTAGCATTGGGATAATTTTTCTCTAATTCTTCTTCAGACATATCATCTAATTTGCCTGCAAAGAAGTCTCTAACAAAATTATCTATACCTGTACCTATATTAGTTGATGGTTTTACCCAAGGATTATTTTCATCAAATATTTCACCATCTTCAGTATATTGTATAATATCTGTAACTCTTTTAGCTATAGCTCCAGTTTCAGTATTTATATAGTATTGCTCATTATTTGCTAGTATCCATTTACCACTTTCTTTAACAATTGTTTTAGCAATATTTTCAGTACTCATTTTAGAGGTATCTATAACTTCTTCTATAGCTCCTTCAAACTGCTTTAAAGTGTTTTCTAAATCTCCTACTATAAACTTTTGACCTGCTATTTGTTCATCTCCTAGATATTCGTCAGTGAGCAAGTCTTTTAATTCCTTAATAGTAGGAGCAAATGCCATTGCTGTATCTAGACAGTTTTTATATATTGTAAATTTATCCCTCTCATTAAGACCTTCTATAGTTTGAATACTTTTTTGTATTTTTCTAAGTTCAGAAATGGATAACTGTAATACATTATATATAGCAGCTATTGTTTCTTCAGTTTTAACTCCCTTATCTACTACTTGCTTTAGTCTACTGGCAAATTCATAAGCTTGAGCTTTTTGAGAAGTATCTTCTCCTCTTCTGAGCTGAGTCAAATTATCTCTCAAAGCACTTACTTTGCTAAATCTTTTTTGTACTTCTTTTAGTTTATCCATTTGAACTTCAGCTTTCTCACTAAGAGCATTAAATACTTTATTGCTTTTAGTTCTTTCTATTTGTTCCTTAGTAAGTGTAAGTTCTTTTGACATTATATTTTTAGCAAAATTAGACAATTCTTTGTCTATATTGTCCAGGTTATTTTGTAAAGTAGCAGAATTAATTCCTTTAAAGAAACTGACAATTCTATTAATCAGTCTTTTTATTAAAGGTGTCTTTACTTCCTGTTTATTGGAAAGTTCTAGAAAAGCTTTTTGCAGAGCTTTTCCTGCTGCTTCTTCAGCAATCATTGAGGTATCACCATCATAAAAATCATATACATTTTGATACTCATCTCCTAGCATTTCTTTAGCTTTATTCTCGTCGAAGAAATAAGCAACAGTTCTTTTCATTAAAGGTTCTCCTTCAAAAGCTCTTACTAATAAGTGAGAGAATTCTTCTGATATAGCATTAAATCCTTCCATATTATTAGCAACTTTAATCAAGTTTACAAACTGTTCTCCAATAGCTTTAGCATTATTAAAGTTAGTAACACCTACTCTGCCAACACCTTTTTCTATATCCATTAATTGTCCTATAGTAATACCTACTGAAGATAACATATCTACTATAGCTTCATTAATCTTTAATATATTTTTTTGATTGTTAGCTATATCTTCATTTTCTTTATTTCCAGGAACTATTCTAATAGTTAAATTATCATTATTATCCCAATCTACTATAGCAATAGAGTCTTTATGTTCCTTATTATATTTAATAGCTTGATTAATTAGAGTTTTAGTATTATCTATAGTATCTTCAACATGAGGTTGTACCTTATTTTCAGAATCAATAATCTCTTTTTCAGTTAAATATTCTCTAACCAATTTATTATTTATAATACTATCAAATGTAGGTATACCCTCTTTATCTAATTTTAATGAATCTCTAAATTCATTAATAAATCTTTCTCTAGAAACAATATTATAGATATGGGCAGATTTCTCATACCCATATCTATTTTTAAGTTCTATGAAAGTTTTTCTACCCTTTTTGGGTATATACACACAACTACTCATATTTATTTTTCACACAATGTATTTTGAGGTTCTGTTGGAGGAGAAATTAAATCATCTAATTTTTGACTCATTTTCTTCTGTTCTTTCTGTATAGCATCTAGTTTATCAGCAGTTTCTTGTACATATTTATCTACCATATCTTTCCAGTCTTTAGGCTCTTGTATTCCTGCTTCTAAATCATCGAAATTTTCAGGTTCTTTTACTTCTGATTCTAAATCATCTGGCTGTACAATATTATCTTCACTACTAGCAGTAATAGCATCTGCATTAATACTAGCATCATCTACTTCATTTTGTTTAACAGCATCTTCTACTTCACCAACAGTAGAAGTTTTATTAATCAATTGTGGTTTGTCTTTCTTCATAATTTCAAGTACTTTATTAACATTAGAAGGGTCTCCATAATCTTTCATTTTTGAATAGT